GTGGGTGGCTACGATCCACACATCTGAAGTAACTTACGCCTAAAGGAGAAACTCAATGGCTATTCAAAACAACATCGCAGAAGGCAACAGCCAGTACGGCATCGCTTTCAACAACGCTTACTACCGCATCGTGACAGCGGCAATCAGCCGTCAACGTGGAACTGATCCAAAGTTCAGCGTGATGATTGACCTGTCAGCATATGCGACAGCTACACCTGGTGACGACACTCGTGAGGTGGACTTCAAGCGGTACAACGCAAACCTAGATGACGTTCAGGCTGCATCAGGTGACGCATTCATAGACAAGTGCTATGCTTGGGTAATGGCTCAGGACGACATGGACGGGTCTACTGCCGTTTAAGGAGTAACACATGCTTGGCTTTTCCCCATTAGCTGCTGCCCCACTTGCAGATGATGGGGCCATTGGTGTTGCATACTCTATAGTTGCAGCCAATGGTAGCCTTGCATTTACGGGCCAAGACGCTAAATTAAACTCTGTACGTAGTGTAGATGTAGATCACGGTAGCTTTACACTTACTGGTATAACCCTAACTAACCTGTCTGTACAAGACAACTTTTTAGCTAACACAGGTGTTTTTACTACTACAGGTCAAGCAGTTGCATTTGACGTAGATCGTGTCTACACGTTTACAGTAGACAATGGCAACTTCAGTGTTTCAGGTCAAGTTTCTGACTTAGATAAGTCTGTTAAGGTTGTAGGAACTCAGGGTAGCTTCAGTCTAACTGGTCAAGAAACTACACCTAAAGTAGGCTATAATGTTACAGCTGACAGTGGTAGCTTCAGTCTAACTGGTCAAGAAGTCGTACTTAAATTAGGTGAACAACTATCTGTAGATGCAGGTAACTTTAGTTTAACTGGTGTTGATGCTTCCTTAACTCTACGAGATAACTTCATAGTTGATGACGGTGGCTTTAATGTCACAGGTCAAGACTCTGTACTTAACGTTGATAGTATACTGTCTGCAGATGCAGGTGTCTTTACTGCTACAGCACAGGCTGCAGATGATCTTATCAGAGGTCAAATACTTACAGCCGCTAATGGTACGTTTAGCCTTACAGGTCAAAACAGTGTAAGTAGCATAGAGTACCCTGTCGATTTAAGTACACTTGCACTAGTTGGACAGGCTTCTGTATTTAGTATTACATTCCCTGCAGGTGTAGGTTCCTTTACTTCTACACTACAAGATGCTACACCTAATTCTGTACGTAGTGTTTATGTAACTTCTGGTAGCTTTACCTTAGCTGGACAAGACGCTAGTGTATCTGCACAACTTAATGTAGTAGCAGACGCAGGTACATTTACTCTGACTGGAGTAGATGCAGATCCTAGAAAAGTACAGCTTCTTGTTGCAGACACAGGTACGTTTTCACTTACAGGTCAGGGTGTTAATGCTGACATTGTTGAGGTTGTAGAAAGCAATAGCTACTCTCTAACAGGACAAGATGTAAATCTAACTAAGTCTGTAGTAGAGAGTGTAATAAGTGAATCGTTTGCTGTAACAGGACAAGACTCTAATCTAAATATTAACAGGGTCTTATCTTCAGATGCAGGTACATTCAGCCTAACAGGACAAGCTCTTGTAGTCGGTGTCACAGGTGTAGTACAAACAGGTGATTTTACTTATACAGGTCAAGCTGCAAACGTTAATGCACAGCTAAACGTAACTGCAGATCAGGGTAGCTTTACAAGTACAGGTCAAGAAGTTGATCTAATAAGAGCTATCGGTGCAGACACAGGCAGCTTCGCACTAACAGGTCAAGATACAAACTTTATTAAGTCACTTAACCTGTATGCAGAAGCTGGTGTATTTACTCTAGAAGGTCAAGAGATTGACAGAGGAATATCTGAGGCAGCGCAGGTTGGCTCCTTTGTTCTAACGGGTCAAGCTGCTACACTAGAGTATCTACCCGGTATTATACCTGATGCAGTTACTTTCAGTACTACTGGACAAGCTGCTGTATTTAATATTAACAATACTGCAGATAATGGTACATATACTTACAGTGGTCAAAACATAGGTATAGGTACAGCTACACCTATCACAATAGATGGCTTGACAGCAAGTACAAATAACGTTACAATAAGTGAAAACGTTAATAACTACAATGCGGATGACTTCTCTACGGGTAGAGTATTTTACCTAAGAGTACAAGACAACAGAGATAAAGTATACGTAACTACAACAAACAGCACTGTATATATTATACCTGAAAATAATAATAACACAGTTCATATACAACCTGAATCACGCACAGTGACTATAGCACCTCAAGACAACAGAACATCTGTTTATATAGCAGCGTAAGGAATACTTATGTCATACAAATGGCCCGACAAAGATAAGGATGAAGTGGTAGACTACAGCGTAGACTGGTCACGCTTCTTAGGTACAGACACTATCTCTGCTGCTGTATGGTTTATCTATGATTCAGACGGTACTAAAGAAGAAGTATCAGACACTGAGACAGTGAATGGATTGCAGTTTGTTCAGGGTACTATTTCTAATCAAGTATCTACAGCAAGGTTTGGGTTAGGTACAAATAACACCCGCTACACTATTGGCTGTAAGATTACAACTGCTGATGGTCTTACGTATGAACGTTCTATCTTCCTACGTATTAAGGAGAAGTAAGACATGGCGTATGATTATATCAGCCTAGTAAATGACATTAACCGTAGACTTAATGAAGTAGAACTTACTAGCTCTAACTTTATTACCGCCACAGGTTATTATAGCTTTGCTAAGGATGCAGTAAATGCTTCTATCCGTCACATTAATCAAGAAGAATTTGAGTGGCCTTGGAATCATGTAGAGGAAACTGAGGTGCTTGTAGCTGGTGAAGTTCGCTACAGTATGCCATACGATGCTAAGACTGTTAATATGAATACGTTTCGTATTAAGCGCAACGCAGACTTAAACGTTGAAACTGTTAAGTTAAAGATATTGTCATATGAAGAATACCTTGACAAATACGCAGATTCAGAGTATAACTCTAGTACGAACAATAGATCTACACCCACTCACGTAGTACGTACACCTAGCCGTGAACTTATCTTTTACCCTAATCCAGACAAAGCATACGAAGTAGTGTATGAATACTACGCTTTAGGCTATGACTTAGAAAGTGCTACAGACGTACCTAACTTACCTGAGCAGTATCGTTATGTTATTATAGATGGTGCTATGTACTACGTATATCAGTTCCGTGGTGACATGCAGGCAGCACAATTAGCACTACAAAAGTTTGAGCAAGGTATTAAACAATTACGTAGCTTACATATTAATCGCACAGAATACCTGCGAGATACACGAGTACATTTCTAATGGCTACACAGTGGCAGACATTTCCTATTGAGTTTAGAGGTGGTCTCATCTCTAACATGTCACCACTACAGCATGGTACTAATGCTGTTGGCTCTGCTACAATTCTACAGAACTTTGAGCCTAACAAAGAAGGTGGCTACGCTAAGATCAAAGGCTTTGAGAAGTTTAGCACTACAGCTGTACCGGGGTCTGGCCCTATACTATCGCTCAAAGTAATAAGCTCTGGGCGTATTGTTGTAGCTAGGCAGAATGGTTCTAACGTAACAGAGTACTACTACGGCACAGGTACTACGTGGACATCCATGGGTGCAAGACCTTTGCTTGGTGGTAAGGCTAAGCACGTTCTATATAACCTAGACGGTGATGATAAAGTTATCTTTGTAGATAGTAATAACTACCCTGCTACTTACAACACATCAGGCAATACTCTCACCCCTATTACAGGTAGCACAGATGTACTAGGTGCAGAGAATGTAGCAGTGTTTAAGAATACAGCATTCTACGCTAAGGGTAACAACCTATACTTTACTGCACCCTTTACTGTAGATGACTTTAGTGCAGCTAATGGTGCAGGTAGTATTAATGTAGGTAATGATGTTACAGGTCTTGTAGTATTTCGTGATCAGCTAATCATTTTTACTACCAGCACTATTAAACGCTTGACGGGTAATACATCTGCTGACTTCCAAGTTTCACCTATTACAGATCGTATTGGCTGTGTTAATGGTGACACTATTCAGGAAGTTGGTGGTGACATTATGTATCTAGCACCTGATGGTATTCGACTACTAAGTGCTACTGATCGTATTGGTGACTTTGGACTAGACATTGCATCGGATAGTATCTTTAAAGATGCTAATACTTTTATCAATAACTCTTCTATCTTTTCATCTGTACTACTACGTGAGAAAGCCCAGTATCGTATCTTCTCATATGTAGCATCAGAGCAAGATAGCACAGCTAAAGGTCTTATAGCTACTAAGTTTGTATCACAAGGTGCTGCAGGTATTTCTTGGGCTACAACTAAAGGCATCAAAGTCTACGTAGCTGATGGTAGTTACTCTGGGTCACAAGAGACAATAGCTTTTGCTAATGAAGATGGTTACATCTATGTGTTAGACACAGGTAGTGACTTTGATGGGCTACCTATTGAGGCTATCTACGAGTCACCCTATATGCCTCTGTCTGATCCTCAGGTGCGTAAGTCATTCTACAAGATGACACTCTATGCAGAACCTACTGGTAGTATGACTCTGGATTTTAATGTTAAGTATGATTTCGGTTCATCTACAAACACAGGTGTTATACAACCCGCTACACAGAACATTGCAAGTACGGGTGTTTCTGTATTCATATTTGGGGAATCTAGTTCTAACTTTGGACAAGCAGACTCTAATGATGCAACACAGGTAGATACATCTTGGCCCCTTTACGATCCTACTAAATCCTATGCTACATACGGCGGTGAGTTAGACAAAATCTACAACACAAATATTGTTGGCTCAGGTAAGACTATAGCCCTTCGTATTGAAGACAATTCTACAAACCCTACATTCACTCTAGACACAGCCTTGCTAGAGTTTAGACAAAACGATAGACAGTAAGGACTAAAACATGGCAGGTTATATACGTCAGGATACAGCAAACAAAATTGCTAACGGTAACGTTATTGATGCAGATGACTTTGATGCTGAGTACAATGCCATTGAGGCAGGGTTTAACGCATCTACTGGTCACGCTCATGATGGTACTGCAGGCGAGGGTGCTCCTATCACTAAGGTAGGCCCAGCGCAAGACCTTATTGTTTCAGGTACAGCCCTTACGCCTAAGACTACTAACACTCTGGACTTAGGTACAGCCTCTGTACAATATAAGAATGCTTGGTTTGATGGTACTGTAGACACAGATGCCTTGACTGTATCAGAGAATGCTACAGTAGGTGGTACTCTTGGTGTTACAGGTATTATAACAGCTACAGGCGGTGTTACTGGTAACGTCACGGGTAATGTAACAGGTACAGTATCTGACGTATCTAACCATGACACAGATGCCATCAGTGAAGGATCAACTAACCAGTACTTTACTACTGCTCGTGCTAGATCTTCTCTGTCAGCTACAGGTAATCTCAGCTACAACTCAGATACAGGTGTTATTAGTTTTACACAGGGTGATACAGACACTGTAGCAGAAGGCACGACTAACCTATACTACACAGATGCACGTGCTACTGCAGCTGCTAAGGCTGCTATATCTGTAACTGACTCTGGTGGTGACGGTAGCCTGACCTACTCTGCTGGTGCTATTACATACACTGGCCCTAGTGCAGCTGAAACACGTGCTCACTTTAGTGGTGGTACAGGCGTAAGCATTACAGATGGTGTTGTAGCTATAGGTCAGGCTGTAGGTACTACATCTGATGTTACGTTTAACGACACTATAGTTAATGGCAACCTAACAGTAAACGGGACTACTACCACCGTAAACACTGAGACACTCAACCTTGCAGATAACCAGATTGTTCTCAACTCTAATGAGACAGGCACACCCACACAGAATGGTGGCATTGAGATTGAGCGTGGTACAGCCGCTAACAAAACACTTGTATGGAATGAGGCAGACGATAAGTGGACTGTAGGCAGTGAGACATTTGTAGCTGGTACATTTGAGGGTAATCTTACAGGTAATGCCAGTACAGCCACTACACTACAAACAGCCCGTATTATTACCCTTACGGGTGACGTGTCAGGTTCTGTGTCTTTTAATGGTGGTTCTGACGTTAGCATCACGGCTACCGTAGCAGATGACAGTCACAACCATGTTATCAGCAATGTTGATGGACTACAAACAGCCTTAAATGGTAAAGAAGCTGTTAATGTAGAAATACTTAAAGCAGATACAGACGATAATCTTACTGCAGGATACACAGCTACAGCAGATGATGATGGAACTAAGTCAAGTGGTACGTATACTCCCGCCCCTGCAGGCGGTAACTTAAAGCGTATTATTAATGGTGGTGCTTTTACATTAGCTGCACCTACAGCAGCAGGTGATTATACTTTAGTTATTCAAATGACAAACAATGCATCTGCAGGTATAATAACATTAAGTGGTTTTACTAGAACCATTGATGAAGGGTATCTAACTACGACAGATGGACACGACTTCTTTTTATTCATTACAAAAATTAATGGCTTTACTTCTTTGACCATACAGGCACTGCAATAATGTTTCCTTTCCCAACCACGCCTAATAAAAAAGTATTTGATGCAAACTTTGGTAACAGTCAGAGGTATGATTCTGTATCTAAAGATTTCCAACCTGCAGGTATTGGGAGCGGCCCCCAGTGCACATATTGGTCGCCAGACGGTACAAGGCTATATGCAGGATACAATAATTATATTTATCAGTATTCTATGTCTGTAGCCTGGGATATATCAACACTGGCGGTAGTTCAGGGTTTAAGTGTATCAAGTTCTACTTGGGGTATTTACTTTAAGCCAGATGGCACAGCGTTCTTTGTAGTAACTTCAAATAAGACCTTTTATAAGTACTCCTTAAGCACGGCATGGGATATAAGCACACTAACTGCAGATGGAGTTCTACTTTACGGTAACTATAGTTTTAGTTCTGCGATGTATGATAAGAGTGTCTCTGGCCTATTTATATCTTCAGATGGAACTAAAGTTTTTACTACAAATAGTGGTGGTAGCACTAATTATAATAAAATGTATCGTGTAGATTTATCTACTGCGTGGGATATCACTACAGGCAGCTATCACTCATTAGGAAACACGCAGCAAATTAATAACAGAGGTTTGTTTTTTAGCCCTGATGGTAGAAAGGTGTGGATCTCCAGTACTGCAAACGCTGGTAACGTAGAACAAAGAAGTTTAACAACGTCTTGGGATTTAAGTACTTCTTCTTTTGATATACAAAAGCCCAGTATTTCTATAAACTTGTCAGATCCAGAAACACACTTTATAAGTAGTAATCCGTTTTTTAGACCTGACGGTAGCAAAATGTACTTGCTTATGGAGGGGACAAATGCTGCTCCCGCACCAGATGATAAAATATTTCAGTTTTCTAGTGATGGCGCAGGTTCATGACACATGTAACATTGACACCAGACGAGCTAGAAGCTATGCTAGACAGGGCTGCAAGACGTGGAGCTAAAGAAGCCCTGTCAGCTATAGGCTTGCATGATACTAATGCAGCCAAAGACATAAACGAAATGCGAGACCTACTAGAAGCGTGGAGAGATACCCGTAAAGGTATTTGGACTACGATAGTAAAAATAACAACGGTAGGTGTGCTAACATTTATAGCAGGTGCTGTCTGGATGACACTAAACAAATAAGGCATAGACATGATTAATCAAATTAAAAATCCTACATTCGGTGGTTTTAAACCAGATGCTATGCAGCGTATTGCAGGTACACTGGGTTATACTGGTGACATGTCTGGCTTTCAACAGTACTTAGAACAGAACCCTGAAAAACTTACACAGATGGAACGGTTTAAACAAGCTGCTATGATGATGGCAAAGGGTGGTAGTGTACAAAAATTTCAGCCCGGTGGTATGCCGCAGACTATGCCTAACACTACTGGTGGTAGTACATCTCCAGATAGTTTGAATCAAGAAGAACAAATAAATATGTTTAATCTAAAGATGTCTAATCAGCTACAAGAAAATAATGCTACACAACAACCTGCACAGATGGCTACACAAGTTACACCTGAACAGATAACAACACAAAATCTTGAGCAGCAAAACAGTATGTTTAATCAGCAGAATGTTAATCAGCTACAAGGAAATACTGCTACACAACAACCTGCACAGGCTAATGGTGTTATGCAAGGCCCAGAGCCTACAGAGCAACAAATAGCAATGCGAGATGCAAATAATGCGTTCATGAAATCTCCTGTTATTATGGCTGCTCAAGAAGCGTCAGAAGCTCTACAGAAACAAGCTATGCAGCAAGCAGGTCTTAGTGGCCCTCCTACTAATCAAGAAGAGGCAGACCGTTTTCGGGCTGCTTTTACCACTTTGGCAGAGAACAGCCCAGAGTTAAAAGCTGCACGTGATGCGCAGAATAAGTTTAATGCAGAGATGCAGAATAAATTTAAAAAAGCCGACAAAGAAGAAACTGGTGACGTTAATAACATTGGGCAAGAAATTGAACAAGAATACACCAATGCACAAACAAACTACACACAACAAAGATTAGAACTACTACGTCTTCAACAAGAAGCTAAGGCAAATCCAGATGATACTAATTTGAAGGAACTTGTAGAAGCTAAAGGCAAAGAATTATCAGACACATACTCAAATCTTCAACAGCTTCAGCCACTATATCAATCCACAAAAAAAACAATCAAAGATGTAATGACTGAACGTGCAGTTGATCCTACGTTGCCTGAAGGTACTAGTGTTACTGCAGAGCGTATTCAGAAAGAACCCGGACAGTTTATTGAGGCTGGTAGTGGTCAGGTGTCTGGTGAGTTTGGTGTAGATAAAGTTGCATTAGCTGATACATACCTTTCCCCAAACGTAGATCAGCCTGACACAGCTAAGTATGAAGCAGATATTGCCGCAGATAAAGTGGCTGCACAAACACAAGCACTACAGCCTGCACAAACAGATGAAGATGATGCACGTGCTAAAGTAACTGCTGCTACGGCTACAGAAAGCATGGTTGGTGATCTTAATGCTGCACAGGGTACTGCTACTCTTATGAAGAATGAAGTACAACGTGAGATACAAGACGGTGAGCTAGTATCTGGTGCTGCTGCAGATGCAACTAAGGCAGCTAAGTTTACTGAACAGATTGATGCAGCAACTGCTACACCATCAGAGAAAGCTACAGTACAGGGTCAACTTGTAGGACTGATGGAGCAGTTTGAAAGTGGTGAGCCGCCAGCGTGGGCTGCGGGTGCCATGCGTTTAGCTAATCAGCAAATGGCTGCACGTGGTCTTGGCGCTTCCTCTATGGCAGGGCAGGCTGTTCTACAAGCAGCTATGGAAAGTGCTCTGCCTATTGCACAAGCTGACGCAGCTACAGTGGCAAAGTTTGAATCACAGAACTTGTCAAATCGTCAGCAACGTGCTATACTTGCAGCAGAACAACGTGCAAAATTTATGGGTCAAGAGTTTGACCAAGAGTTCCAGACACGTATACTAAATGCAAGTAAGATTAGCGACATTGCTAATATGAACTTTACTGCTGACCAACAGGTACAGCTAGAAAACGCTCGTTCAGTACAGACAATGAACTTAGAAAACTTGTCTAACCGTCAAGCTATGGTTCTTGCAGAGGCATCTGCACTAGCTAACCTAGACATGGCTAACTTGAACAATCGTCAACAAACTGCTGTACAAAATGCTCAGAACTTCTTACAGCTTGATATGGCAAACCTGTCTAACGAACAACAGACAGAATTGTTTAAGTCGCAACAAAATATTAACTCTATGCTTACTGACCAAGCTGCTGTTAATGCGTCACGTCAGTTTAATGCGCAGTCAGAGAACCAAGCTAATCAGTTCTACGACAACTTAACCTCTACTATTAATATGCATAATAATGAACAACGGAATGCACAACAACGTTATAATTCAGGTCAAGTAAATGCTGCTAATCAGTTTAATGCTGAGATAAAAAACAATCGTGAACAGTTTAATGCACAGAACCAGTTGATAGTTGATCAGAATAATGCAACATGGCGTAGAGAGATTTCGACTGCAGATACTGCTGCCATTAACCGTGCAAACGAATTGAATGCTATCAATACACTGGACATCTCTAACACTGCTTACAGTAATATGTGGCAACTATATGGTGATCAAATGGAGTGGGCATGGACAAGTGCAGAGAACCAACAAGATCGTTTAAATGAACTTGCGCAAGAACAGTTATCACTTGAAGAAAGGAAGATGATGATAGATGCAGAGTCTTCTAAATCTTTTGGTAGTCTTGTAAGTACTCTTTTGTTTACTGACATGTCTACGCTTGGCAAGACGTTTGGTGGAAGTATCTTAGGTTTTTAAAGGAATAATATAATGAATTTATACACCGCTGCTGCAAAAAGTTATGCGAAAGCTGTACGTGATTTAGACAAGCGTAAGAAACCAACTATAGAACCACAGAAAACTGGTGGTCTACTTGGACGTAACATGGCACGTAAACCTAAGACGCAAGAGTCAAAAGAAAAAGAGCCATACGATATGGTTCTTGAGGCTATGGAACAAATTCGTGAGTATAGGAATAAAATATAATGGCACAAAATTATCGTAAGAGTTTTAATGCTCCTATCCCCGGACAAAGTTTAACTGCAGAGTTGGGTGCACGTCCTTGGCAACATACTCCTCAGTATGCCACAGTTGAAGAAGCTATGGATTTCTATGCACCACGTATCCTTGAGCCACAGTTCCGTGATAGTATAGTAGATGTAATGGAACTTGGTATTCCTTTAACTACTATAGCAAACTCTTTACAATCTGGTGGTGTGATGCAGGGTAAACACACTATTGATGTGGGTATCCTTATCATGCCTGTACTAATTGAAATGCTATCTTACGTAGGTGACGAAGAAGGTGTTGACTACACTATCGGAACTGAGATGGAAGAAGAAGACAAGGATAAATTCCGTGACTCAACCATTGCAAAAGCGATGCGTAACGTAAAGAAAGTAATGGAAGAGGCAGGAAGTAAACCCGTAGAGGAACTACCTGAGACTGGTGTTGAAGAAGAAAGTATGGCTGAAGAACCTGCACCTGCAGGGTTAATGGCACGGAGGCAGTAATGGCATTTAATTTTGGGGCATTTCTTGGTGGGGCATCTGACAACTTGGTTGATATGATCAAGACTAAAGAAGCACAGTTGTATAAAGAAGAACAAGATGAAAAAGAACGTACACGTAAAGCTCGTGTAGCTGCAGCCAATCAGCGTAGGGCAGATGAAAAAGAAGCTAAAGCACTAGCAGAAGGTCTAAGTCTATTCTATTCTGCCGATCAAGTAAAAGACATCATGAGTAAGGGTAAGACTGCAGGTAAGTATGCAATATCTTACGCTGAGAACATGGCGAATAAAGGGTATGATGCTTCTGCAGGTTATGCTATGCCTAAGACTTCCATACAAAGTGAGTTTGCTTTTGATATAGACGATCCTCGTGGTTCACAGATTGACCCACAGATGGCTGAGATTGAAACGGGTAGAGTACAGGAGATGACAGAGGAAGTTGAAGCACAGCCCTTTGTATCTCGCTTTACACAGCCACCTAAAGATGCAGAGATGACTAAAGCAAAAACGTTTGAAGCACGTCTGGTTGAGCTAGACTTTCAGCGTACTAATGCTCCGACAGAAGCTCAACGTGAAGAGTTTAACTCTACTTATACTGAGACACTAAATGCCTACAAAAAATTTAAAGAACAGTTAGCTGATAAGGGAACGGATACGAGCAAGATTACTTTAAGTAATGCAGACCGTAGTAGGTATGTAAATAACGCCCTTGACCGAGCATTTCAAAATGTTTCTTGGGCTGAAAGAGATATATCAGGAAGGTTAAAACTATCTGTAACAGGAAATGAAGCCAACTCTTTTGATTTAAGAAAGAAAGCTGTAGTAGACTTGCGAGAATTAGCTGCTCAATATAATGATCCTGCCTTTGATACTTTAATTAATGGCGTAGAGCGTGGTTACAAGGCGGATGTTGAAACTAAAAAACAAATCGTATATAGAGCATACTTAGGTGCACAACGTGCTGCTACGGATAATGATGCTTCTATAGATTCGTATGACGCTAGTACAGCAAGAGCATTTAAGGCATTGCCCGAAAACGGAAGAACTAAAAAACAGTTAACGGAACAAGCCCAGCAAGGTTTTTACAAACAGAATGATGTTGTTGCATACACAGATGCAGAAGGCAATATGAAATTGGCTTTGATAAGTGATGGTGGGATATTCTATTAATGGAAGAAGATTACTTTGCATTTGATACTCCTTTAGTTTCAGACGAAGAAGAAGATAAAGAAGATTACTTTTCTTTTAGTACTCCTTTGCCTAAAACAGAACCTACAATAGATCAACCTCTGCCGCAGGAAGACTATACTACAGAGCAAAATACTACACCTGTAGTAGATATTGATGCACCTATTGCAGAACAACAGGTTTCTGAAGCTGAGATACAAACGAATGAGATACTTGATCAAGCAGAGGCAGACGAAAGTTATGTTGATCCACGCCTAGTTGCCGCTATTGAAAAAACACGTGTGCAGTATACAGAAGCCTATGGCGATGAATACATAAAAGCACAGAGTGGGATGGTATCTGACACGAACCAAAAGATTATAGAACGGCGTGATCAGTTAATAGATGCTATAAACAAAAGATATACAGATGAATCTGGTAATCTTTCAGAAGTAGGCCAACTTCAATTGGCTAAAGTAGAAGAACAATTCAAGACTACGGAGTTTACTCCTCGTAACTTTGAAGAAGACATACAGAAACAAGCAGATTATATATCTGAGTATATGTCTCAAACAGACAACCCAATCCACCGTAAACTAATTGACGAAATGCTGGAACTAGGTTATGGAGTCAATAAAATATATGGTGTAATGACTGCTGCAGAGTTTAGTCCTATACTAGGTGGCGCTCTTTCCCTTGAAGAAACAGATGACAGATTGGAAGATGCAAAGGTTCTCTGGGAGCAGGGAGACTTAGCGAGTAGGGGGTTAGCTGGGGCAGTAGTAGCACTGCAAGGTTTAGAAGTAGGACTTGGCGCAGTAGTTGGTGGTAAGGTTGCTAAAAAAGGTGTTGAACTTCTTACTGGAACTAATGCCAAGAAGATGGCACGTGCTAGACTAAATGCCAAAGGTGCAGCTGCTGCTGAAACAGAGGTTGCCAAGGAAGCTGCTGCCGAAGCTAAGAAAGTTGCTGAAGCTAATAAAGAAATACAACAAGCTTTAATTGATGCCTTTGAAACACGTACTGGTAAAACTATTTCTACAGGTGATGCAGGTAACAAGGTAATTGATCCAACACTTGTACGTCAAGCCGGTAAAGAAACGTCTGAAGAAATACTTAACTACAAAAACAAATCCGTTAAGGACACACTTGAAGAAAGTTTAGTTGATCAGACCGCACAGTTTGCACACTTAACTGATTATCCAGATGTACTTGTGTCTCCACTATTGAAGCCAGAAAAGTTTGATGGCATTGTAGCTATTGCGGCTGACCTTAAAAAGGCTAACCCTTCTGCCTTTGGTAAGAATGAAACCATCATTGATGACTTATTTGAACTGACAGTCAATGAAGAACTACTTGCATCGGATGAACTGGCGACAATGCTGACGAAGTATAACATCTCTTTTGATGAATACGTCATGTCAGTTGTAGGCTCAGGTTCTGAGGCAGGTAAAATCCTAAACAAGCTGTCACAGATTGCTAAAGCAAGACCCGCTAGTGCAGTTAATGCAGCTAAAGAGAAAGCTGCTAAAGAGGCCGCAGGGTCTATTCGTAAAACTATTATGAGGCTTGAGAATGTTCGCCGTGGTGGGTTGGTGTCACAGCTTGCTACTGCATCTCGTAACCTTACATCAGCGGTTATACGTGCTCCTCTGGAGAGCCTTGGTAACGTGATGGATGAATCCCTATACAGACTGTCTAATGATGGTGTAGGGGCAGCTGCTGGTGCCCTATTCAACGGTGACGTATGGACAGATAGCTTCCGTCAAATGAAGTACATGTTCCGTAATCCCATTGAGGCTAAACGATATACTGACCTGCTTCTAAAACGCCCAGAACTTGGGGATCAATTTGATCGTATGTTTAATAATATAAACGAAATACAAGCACTGACAGGCCGGGGTAAAGGCGGTGTAGGTGACACTGTACTTACAGCACTTGAAGATGGTGTTGATTTACTAAACACACCTAACCGTTTACAGGAATATCTCATTCGCCGTGGTGCATTCTTTGGTGAGCTTGAGCGTTTGTCACGGCGTGAGTGGAACATAGACCTTATTGATACGCTAAACAAAGGTAAGATTCGTGACCTACTTAACGATGCTTCTTCTGTACGTCCCGCAGGTACTCGTAGCTTTATGGACTTAGTAGATGACAGTGTAAATAAAGCACTAGATATTACATATGCCAAGCAACCTGACATCCCTGTGTTCCAAAGTACTGCAAGCTTTATTGTGCGTAATGGTTTAACTACTGTAATGCCTTTCCCAAGGTTTATGTTTAATAGCATGGAATTGTTGGGGCAGTATGCTGGTGGTGCATCTATACCTATCGCACGTAAGATGGCAAGCATCGTAAGCAAAGGTCAGCGTGGCCCACTAACAGCTAAAGATCGTCAACGTATTCAACGTAACATCTTGGGTTGGTCTGCTATTGGTGCTGCCTATCAGTATCGCACAAGTGAAGATGCAAATGCAGACTATAAAATGGTCACTACTTCTGACGATGAGATGTTAGATACTACACCACAGTATCCACTGCGTCAGTTCTTGTATCTAGGTGAAGCAACTAAACGTGCTATGGATGGTACACTAGGTGATTGGTTTGACATTCGTGAGTTCCAAGATACATTCTTAGGTGTTAACTTCCGTACAGGTGTGGGCAATGTGTTCTTAGAAGAGGTTGCTGATCTAGCAACTGGCCTTGATCTAACAGCTAAAGAAGCCACTGGTAAACTATTGGGTAGCGCACTGGGTCAATACCTATCTACATGGATGGTCCCATTTGGTCAGGTGATTGAGTCACAACGTGCGGCAGGTCTACGTGGAACTGCATACAAAGATGTACGGGAAGACCCTGATCTAGGGTTCTGGTCAACACTTGGTAATGAAGTCAAACGTCCGTTTGATCAGCGTGGATTTACCATGAGTGCGGAAGAAGAAGCTGCACTACCAGAGCGTGAGTTCTTATACTCTGAAGATGGAACTAAAGATCGTAAGAATGTACTGTCTCGTGTTATCTTTGGTCTTAACTTCCAAGAGAAAGATGCGAAGTACGGTGAGTACTTAAAGGGTAAAGGTATGCGGGAGTGGGAGCTTGGTAGTAAGTCTCGTGTTCCAAGTATTCAACGGACAGAAAATAAAGAACTGCGTAAATACATTCCTACTATTGTAGACATTGCACAGAACATGGAAACATATGTACGTGAAGCTTACCAAACTAAGTCAGATGAATTTAAAGCAAAGGTATCTGAGAACCAGTATGTCAACTCTGAAATTATTCCTTTGATAAAGTCACAGGTAAATAATTTAAAGCGTGAGCTACGTGACGCAGGTATGCAGTACATGTCAGGTGATCCTTACTTGATTGCGCAAACTCAGTACAGGCGTATGTCACCTGACTTCCGCAAGTATGCTACCGTTAAGTTCATAGAGAATAATGGTAGGTCACCAGACGGATCAAACACAGCTGACCTACAAGAGATGATCCAGCTAGGTAAGGCATACAAAGAAGCCATACGATAACAATAAAAAAGGGCGGCTTAATTGCCGCCCGATTTATGTCTACCGTTTGTCTCCACTACCTTGGAGTACACCCCTAGCCTTTCGGTCATGTAGCTTACGTAAGTTATTCTTTGCAAGCTCTGTCATGTCTACGTTTAGATCACGGCATAGTGCTGCAATATACCAGAGGCAATCTCCTACTTCATCTGCAATTGCTTCACGATCAAACTTACCATCACGTAAAATCTTCTTCACCTTGTTGGCAACTTCACCCGCCTCTGCAGCCAATCCTAGTGCAGGGTATAGTACCTGATGATCTATTTTATAGATAGCAGTTTCTGATGCCATGTCTTGGTACGACTTGAAGTTTATGTTTTCATATTTCTTTTCCATAAATTGTCTAGCCTCTTCCTGTAACTTGTTCATGATCCCTTATCCGTCTTAACTGATCAAAGTAGGCTTTATTAAACCCACGTTCCCATTCCCTGTACTGCATTGTGTCACTTGGAAATGGGTTAGAAATACGTCCTTGCCTAAAATCTTTGTAGCCTCTCTCTTGTTGAAACTTTAACGGTGCATCGTACTTACCAAGGCCACGTTGTTTGCGTGTCATTTGTTTTTGCATATGCATATCTCCTTATACTACGTTGATTAATTCTGCTTCTGTGTACGGTATGTGATAAAACTGTTCACCCTTTAGGATGTTGCGTCCCTGTGCTTCACGTAACCGATCCTTAGTTAGGCTTGTATCTTTGATACGCCACGCTTGCTTCATGTCGTTACGAAAGATGTAGAAGTTTAGTACCCCATTCTCCCCCTCATATTTATCAAGTAATCTCCCTTTACGTTCTGGAATACGTATCTCTTTCCAGTGTGTGGGCCAATCACTTTTCCAAGCTACCTTTACTTCTGCTTCATTGTAGTATGTATACTCTTCTTTCTTAGATACAATGTCTACGTAGTAGTTCTCTTCTGTGTTTTCAATGTCGTGACCAACACTCTCTAAGTATTGTACGAGTTTGTCTTTGGCTGGTGCATCATAACTTTTATAAAGCTTAGTGCTAAATTGTTTACGAGTAGGTTTCATGTATATACTCCTTCAATTCTGTGTAACCACCTAAGTGAGTTCCATCTGGTTTAAATATCTGTGGTACTGTAGTTATACTTGATCTTTTTAATAAGGACAATATCCATTTACTACTGTCTGATTGTATGTTGTACTCTGTGTAATCTAACCCTGCACCTTTCATGAGGGCTTTCGCAGCATCACAGAAGCTACATTGATTACGTGTTATTATCACCCACATTTAATTGTCTCCATTTTAATTGTTGTTTAAGTTTTTTTTGATCGTGTTCACTCATTATACTCCATTCACGAATCTCGTCAATAGTTCTTTTGCACCCCGCACAATAACCGTGTTCAATACGACACACTTTTGTGCAGGGTGATGGTATGTTACCTACGTTAGGTCTACGATTTCGCACGAGTCACCCGAGCAAGCCATCGTCTGCATACTTACTGTGTTGTCTTCATTCTCGTAGTTAGAAAGGTCTGACCAGTCAATGGATTCAGGCATTAGTGATAGCATCTCTTCGTACTCTTCCTTAGTGCAATCCTGATATGGTGCCTGTTGGTAAGTATGATCTGAGTGTGGCAAGAATGACACACCTGACATCTCGTCAAAGTGCTCATATACAAATGCCCCCACAGCCATCCACTCAGCATCCCGTACTGAGATAGTCACAGATGGTTTGTGTTCACACCAGTGTCGCTGATAGGTGAGCCACAACTCAAGCTGTTCTACAGCTGTCATATCATTACGTGTGACAGCCTGCTCAGGGGACTTGACAGGGAAGCTAAACACTACAGTAGAGTCAGGCTTCATAACACAAGGCTCATTAGGAATGCCTTGGTCAATCATGAACTGTGTTAGTGGGTCTTTGTTATCACCACGCACAGTACGAATATAATAGGGGCTGTGACGAGCATGAATTCCACTAGCAGAATCAACCAGTTGTGATACCGTACCCGAAGGTTTAACACAGCTGATAGAAGTACTAGCAGGGATGCCAAGGCGTTCAGCCCACTCAGCGTTAGTAGCCACAGCAATGGATCGTAAATGTTCAAGGGTCTTATCCAATCCGTTGTTAGATGATGTCATTAAAGGGTTGTCCATAATGCCTGTCATAGACACACCAAGCAACCGTTCTTCTGCAGTATTGTTTTGCCACACCTTACGTAGGTAGGGGAACTTAATCAGTGTAGACTGTATTGTACCTAAAATAGTGGCAAGCTTAACCTTACGTTCCAAGTCTTTCAATGTATCCGTTGCACGTACCACGCACTCCGTTAGATTACAAAACTGATATGGGCGCAAGATGATTTCCGAACACGGGTTGGTCCCGAACTCATGGTTAGGATCACGCCTACCAAACTTAGCTGCTTGCTTCTTGGATGCCTCACGGTTGAAGATACCACGCTCACCAGACTTAGACTCAACCAGAGACAGCCACTCACGCATGAATGTTTCCATGTCTGGCTTCTCAGTGTATGAGACAGAGTTGTTAGCCAAGGCACGATGCCCAGCTGTTTCCCACCACTGCCCTGACTTAGCGTGACGCATACGATCATCACTAAGGTTAGACAGAGAGATCATAGCACTGCGGCGTACACCACCTACAACAACGATCTGACCAATGAAGCACATCAAGTCGTGACACTCCATAGAGGATAGCTTACGTCCTTGTGCTGCCTTGAAAGTAGACACAGCAAAGTTAAATAGTTCTACGAGTGGCGCTGGGCCTGATGCTCTACCGCCGAATGTTTTAAGCCTTGCACCTGCAGGGCGTACCTGTGATACATCCCACTTAGGAATCTCACCAGCCCAGAGGAGTGCAAGAACTTGACGGAACCCCTTAGCCCAACCTTCCTTACTATCCTTAACGACAACGACAGACTCACTCTGGAACAGCTCAGGCACTTCTGGAAGCTTGCTGACGAACTGGCGCTCAACGGAGAACCCGACACCAGTACCACAGAGGAGAATGTACATAGCCTCATCAAATGATTTAGGGTCATCTACGGGTAGGTAGCTACAGTTGTAGCCTGCTGTGTTGTCACGATCTAGGGCTGGTCCAGCTGTCATCATAGCTCTCATGGATGGCATGATCTCTTGGCCTACGATAGCTTGTTCAATATCCTTTATGTAGCTGTTGTCTATGCCACCAAGTGCCTTACGTACTACGTTATCCATATAACGTCCTACTGTTTCACTCCATGACTCACGGCCCTTGCCATCAAAGTACTTGGCGTAGCGTGACTTGTGGATAAACGATTGATAGTCTGTTGGTAAATAATTATTCATTCTCACTCCTCGTTAGTATTTTAATATTTTTAATCGTCATACCATCCACATCGTGGATAAAATCCTGTAGCGTAATCTCAATCTCAGGATCAATGAATCCGTCTACAGGGACTTGGTATTCATCTTCATCTACGTCTAGCGTTAAGAATACTTTAACTATCACTTCATACTCTCCTTCCTAGAAGTTTACTGTTAGTACATTGCCATCACGTTTATCTACTCGTGGTTCAGGTTCGTCATCTCCGTATGTTTCATCAACTATCTTTAATAAGCTGTGACGAAACTCTGCATTACTTTCCATCAATGAAATAGCAGAAATCAACATCTCTGTTAACATACGTAAATGTGCGTAGTCCTCTTTGTTTAAATTATTGTAGTCTGTTGTAAGCATACCTACGTCAATATCACCTGTCCACTCTCCGTCTTCTACGTAGGGTGAGACACGTATGATAAAGTCATTAGGATCAAACTTTATGAATGATGATAGGTCTCGTTCTTCTGTCATGCTAACTCCTTTTAATTTTGTCATTAGGGAATACCACCAAGTCAGGGTGGTTGTCAATGCCTTTTTCTTTTAGCCAATTTTCTGGGACAATCCTATCTGCATACAGGAATTTATTCTTTTTACACCATGTACCATATGTACTCTTGGCACCCTTACTTAGCTTACGCTTGCTGCTTTCAAACACAAAGCGTATGTCTAGGTTAGGGTGTTGCTTTTTAATAGCAACATGTTTACGTCTGTCACTAGCTGTAAACAATCCCTTTACTTCTATGATTAATCCGTTAGGCAGTACAAAGTCAGGGGTATAGGTGCGGTACATCAAGTCTTCCCATTCAATTTTAATGGCTTCATACTTGAACTTTACTTTGTGTTCTTTCAAGTAATCTTTGACTTTGATTTCTAGTCCACTCCTATACCCATGCTTCATTGCGGCACGGAACTGCTTGCCATTCATTAGATTACCCAGCCGCCTCGCATGGTACGAATGCCAAGACTCTTTAGCTCTTCCATGATTGCTCCGTCTGCTGCCTTACGTGCTTCCATAGCGGTGCGTAAACCTGCGTAACGTTTCTCATGTAGCTCACGTTTACGTTCCCTTAGTTCTTCTTCCATTGCAGTAATCTCTTCCTGCATTTGTTTTACTTCGTCATCACCTAGCATAATTTACTCCTCTATATATGCCACAATCTTTGGGTCTTTTGCTTTTGACATACGGGCTGGTTCTTCTACCATGTTAGGCCAACACGCATGTCTATAATCACAGAATCTACAGCCATCGTTTAGTACCATATTTCCTGTTGGCTTACCCCGAAAGTGCTCAGGCACTGGGGAGAAGCAACGTTTGAATACGTTCTTGTTAACTGTCTCAACTGTATCTTTGATCTTGTCCAGTTCATTATCCATGTTAAGGTTATCAGCTGGTACGTACTTAAACTCACCATTGGCTTTGTTTACTACCCACCAACCACCAGCACGTTTGCCAGATGCTTTAGCATAACCTGCAAGCTGTCCTACGTAACCAAAACTATCACCCTTTGCAAGCGTGTCAAAGGATTCAAACTTGTTACGGTAAGACCAGTCAGAGGCTGACTTCACATCATCAACAGCACCATCAACAATGAGATCATAACTGCCGTGGACTTTAGTTCCTGCGGTGTCACCTACATCTAATGTAACATGGTCTGTGTCTTCAAACTTTACTCCTGCTTCTGTTAGTAGTCCTTTGAATACAGCCTCTACTATATCACCTAGCATCATGTTCATGATGAAGGTTGTCGGCTTGGGTAGTGCAGTCTCAGGTCTGTTCTTTTCAAACCACAGTTGGCAAGTAGGACGCCCAACATTGGACATCCTTATTCTAAACTCACCACGAGACTTGCCACTACCAAACTGACGTTTCAATGCATCAGCAATTTCGGTAGCCACCTGCTGGATTGTTTCATCCCGCATGGTGGACTTACCGTTAACTGCGTCCGTCATATACTGGTGTAATGCCAGTTCGCCGGGATGGTTCATTACACGAAGTCCTCTTCGTCAATGTCCACAAATGCTTCAACAGTATCTGTATCTGTGTCATCATTCTTGTAGGCGTTTTCATCCCAAGCACCCTTGATGTAGTCGTTGTAGTTAGTAACCCATGCAAGGAAGTTTGCAAACGTTTCCTGCTCAGGGTCTGTAACATCAAGTGTCTCTTGTAGGTCAAGAGCTAAGGTAGGAAGATAGAATACACTACCATTTGGAAGTGCACGTTCTTCTGTCGCAGCTTTCATGTTGTGCTGTACAGGAAGTCGGCGCATCTTACTTAGCTTAGTAAAGATAGTACCCGCAGTTTTAAATGCGTCACGGTTCTCAATCTCCCAGATGAATGCTTGAGGTTCCAAGTCCACAGGATTACCTTGTGCATCTGTTACATCGTGCATCTCTACAGTACCAAACATAACACGAACACGTTTGATCTGACGGATCAGGTCTTGTGTTTTCTCTGGCAATGCTTTGAAGTCTTCAATCCATCCAGCAGGTTTACCACAGTTGAAACCACCGTCATTGTCTTTGAGATCACTGTTTAGATCGTTAGCCATAAGTGTCTTGACGTAACGATTAGGTGTAGTGTCACTACCTTTGATGAACCGCTTGTACATAAAGCGTTGTAGGTATGGGCGGATAGTAGCTGTGGGTGCATAGTAGGTAGGCCCATCTGGAATTTCCAGTTTGTATGTACCACCTGATACAACTTCCATCTTTACTTTCTTACCGTTGATTGTGTCTTCACCCATGATAGCTGAGTGATTGATACGCAAACGTGCAAGTGTGCTTGCTTGTGATTTCTGTTTACCAGAATCCACAGACATGCCCATTGCCTCTGCCATTGCTGCGTAGTTACCTGTATTGATTGTTGCGATCTGTGTCATAAACATTCTCCTTTTGTTTTAGCGAACCCTAGTTATATCATGCTACATCATTTGTGTCAAGCCAGTTTGGACCAATCTTTGCCTCAAGAAGTAGTGGTACATTGAAGTCTAACCCCCACTTCTTGTTGACGATTGTTAGTAGCTTGTCATTGGCTGCACTTATGATACGTAATACTTTTTCCTCTTCTTCTGGATGCACATCAATCACGATTGAATCGTGTACTGTATTGACTATGCATGATTGCATTTGATTTGCCTCTAATAACTTGTCAATGTATATCAGAGATATAGGTACAATGTCAGCCGTAGCAAACGATTGCACCGGAAAGTTTTTGATCTGTGTGAAAAATGTCACAGTACCATTAGCTCTACGTGTTACATCAGGGAAAGAGAACTCCCGACCTGATGGTGTCTTGATCTTGCCTGTAGCTAGAGCCTCACGTGCAAGATCCTTGTGCCACTTACCAATACCTGAGTACTTCTTAGTGAACTGCTCATAGTACGCTGCCTCTGCTGGGGTACGACCAAACCCACTAGCCCCATACAAAGGAGCAAATGTGTGTGCCTTGGCTTCCTGACGTGACATAGTTTGACCTGCATCACTGATCACCTGTGCAGTGTATGAGTGTACATCAAACCCTGTAGTCACTTCATCAATGGCGGTCTTGTCCTGTGATAAGAATGCTGCCACACGAAACTCAAGCTGTGCAAAGTCAGCTTCCATAATCTGACCGCCAGTCCAACGTGATTTGAATACACGCTTCACTGGAAACGTACCACCACGTGGCATGTTCTGCATGTTAGGATCGGCACCAGATAAACGTCCCGTAGCTGTACGGTGTTGCAGTAGTCTGACGTGTAGAAGACCATCTTGTTTTACATGTGTTGATATGCCTTCCACAAAGCTTGATAGATATGTATCAACGGCAGACAGACGGCGAACTCGTTGTAAGAACAACACTGCGTCCTGCATACCACGTTGTCTAGCGATACCTTCAAGGTACTCAAGTTTATCTTTGCTTGTTGCGAAACCGTTAGCTGAGGCCCATTTTGCTGTAGGTGCATTGAACTTTAACCCCGCAACAGACGAATGAATATCAATAAATATATAACCTGAACTATCGCAGGTAGTACATTTATTTGTTCGTGCATAGAGTGTTCCATCTTTCTTTACCTTCCGTATCTGACCAGTGCCGTTGCATGTTGTGCACTGCTTTGCTTTTTGTTTGTACAACGTCTTAGTATTCTGGCGTACTGTACTACGATAGTCCGTATCAGACATACGATACGAATCAAATAGGTCAGCCCATACTTTTTTGTCATGGGGTTTCTTACTGTAGATAACCCAAGACAATTGCTCTGGACTATTGAGATTGATAGGACGATCACCCATCAACTCACTGATCTGTTCCTCAAGGTCACGTATCAACTGGTCACGTTCCTGTTGGAACTCTTGCCGCACACCCTCAAGTGCATCCATGTCTACACTGAACCCACGCTGATATACTTTAGCAAGGTGTATAGCTAACTGATTGGTCAGCCGTATAGTTCCGTCCAGTGAAGTGCATTCCTCGTATGATGTCTGCAAACGAAGATACAATTGCTGTGTGGCATGTAAGTCATGTGACAAGTACTCTGACAACTCTGCGTGTGGAATGTCACGTACTGAGTAGCCCTGCTTGAAATACTCCTTGAGTGTGTCTTGCTTCTGTGTGTCAAGGTTGTACCGTTCTGCACAAGCATCAAGTGATAGAGCTTCTTTCTGCCCACGCTGCAACACGTACTCACCTAGCATGGTGTCAAAGATAGGGCCATTGTATGTGAAGCCAGACTCCCAAAGCCAAAGCAAGTCGTGTGCAGCGTTGTGCATAATTAGAAGGGCGGTGTCATCCAGTTTCTGTTGGACAATCAGCCGCCCCTCTGTGGTAGGTTGTTGCTCTGCGTGATCAAAAGTTACAATGTCTTGGTTTCCAAGATCATCTAGCATACCTACCATTACCAGTGTATTCTCTGGCTCAAACGGATCAAGGTGCATCTTACCATTCCGCTTTACCACAGTGTTTTCTACGTCAAGGGTAAGGTGTTTCATTGCGTCTCCTATATTGAATCGTTTGGATGCCAGTTATCCCATTCATCTTCTATTAATAGATCATTGCCATACACCTTGTCAAGTTCATTTTGAAACATTTTATCATTGGCGTACATCTGCATTGCTTTCAATGCTTCTTTGCACGTCAAGTTTTGACGATGCATTTCTGATACAAGTGCTGCTGCATCTACTTCATCTTTGTTCATTTGTTATCTCCCCTTTACTAACCGTGAATAGAAGGCACCCTCTGGACTACGTAGTGCCGTGTTTAAATCTAGCAACTGTTGGTACGACATATACAATATCTGATACTCATTTAGTGTGTTATCAAACTGTCTCAAGTAAACAACATCGTCATCACCGACTACCATTTCCACATCATTGAAGCGGTCATTTTCATCTAGTGTTGTTATGACTGCTGCATCACTTTCAAACTCAACTGTGTACATCTGGCTGCTCTGCTACAAGAATGTTAACGTGAGCTACGTTACCTTCCACACGGGTGATAACATACTCAAGCCCTGCCTTGGTGAGTAACAATCTTAGTTGACCTATAGGTATCATGTCTTATCCTTTCCATCTAGATGTATCAGACGATCCAAGTACCACTGTGACTTGAGTAGATCCTCTTGCTTGTTCTTGTAACGCCAGCGGTGTAGGTACTTAGCTATGTTACCACGAAGGTAGCCTATGTATTCCTCTGTGGTGAGGAAGTCTTCTATGTAGTCAATGCACTCAATGCTACCCTTACCATAGTGCGCTGGGTTGTTGACGTTATCTGGTGTATGCTCTGCCAATACGGTCTCCTTAAAGTCTTCCTGCTCTTTCATCAATCGTTTCCACTCACTGTTTATCATCACTCTTCCTCCAGACAGAAGCTACCCTCTGGTGTCATGGGTCTACCCCTCTCTCTTTCTGCGCCTTAATTACATCTTCATACTTGTTGAACAACTGCTCAAACTTCCACTGGTACACTTGCTGCATACCAAGCAGGGCGTTCATCAGTTCGTCTGGGGTAGGCTCACGCTCACCGTCACCTATCTGTTTGAAGATAGCCTTAAGGTCATCGCATACATGCCAGCAGTCCATTATCATTGGCTCTAAGTCATACAGTTTAGTCATCTTCATCCTCCCATTGTAGGCCAGTTTTAATTAACGACACAAAGCCCACGTTAAATATGGCTGCAAATGTCTCTGGGTCACACTCTACCTGCAACGTAGCACTGCCATCCTCATGCTCAGTTATTTCAGTTATTTTGACTTCACTCATCGTCATCTCCTTGCATCAAAGCATCCCATGACACAGGAAATAACCTATCCATGTGCCTATGGATATGCCATGCCACTAACCGTGTCTCGTACTGTGTGTCAGACTTACACCGTAGGTTACACATGTCAGCAAAGGCATCAAGGCTACCAGACCAGTACCACTCAGTCATTGTAGACTGTGGCAGTACCATACGGGCTTGCTCCGGTGCTATACCTACCCGTAATAGCTCTTTGTATATATCCAGTTGGTTGTAGTTACCTAATGGCCCTTCATATTTTACTTCACCCTCACTACCTTGCTTCTTGTCAGCACTACGACCACGCCATACGTCAGGCACATAGAACTCAGGTTCATCATCTACGTAGCGCCTAGATATTTCGTTCCATCTCAAGAACTTATGCTTAACTAGCTGCCGTGCTACAAAGATTGGAGCCTTGACGTGGAAGGATGCGAAGCAATGCCCAAAGGGACTGATATGACGATGCTTGGCAAGGTAACGGATAAGCTTATCATCCTTAGCCTTGAGCTTAGGTGGACCCCAAGGATCGTCTTCCATCTCACTGGTCTTACCAAATGACACACGGGCAGCATTAGCTACGGTCAGGTCATTGCCCATGTGGTTTATGTATGTTGTTTTAATCACGTGCTATCTCCTCATGGTTTTGTAGGTACGCTAAGGCATTTCTAATTCTATTGATGTCATCTTTGAATGCACCAAGTCCTGTATTGCAATGATGACACAGCCAACCTCTATATGTTTCTGTATCATGGCAGTGATCAAGCACCCAATTCTGCAGTCTCTTCTGCCCCTTCTTGCCTATCTGATCAATGCTACGATCACATATAGGACAAGTGTAATTGTCATCAGGATACGGATGCAACTTCTTTAGATAACTAACCAGATTGGATTGCTCCCTAGCGCAAGTACGGCACTTTCTTTTTATCTCACCTGATACCATGTGCTGAAAGTTATCAACTGGTTGTACAACACCACAGTTATTACATTCAAGTCCATCCTCGTAATGCTGTACAACCTTTTCAAATAGTTCTAGTTGGTTCACACTGTATACCTCGCAGTCTTGTACTCTAGGTCACAATGTACAACACCATGCCAACCAGATAGTTTGTTCTTCACAACATTCAAGTGACGCTGTGTGTCTTCTTCCTCTTGCCCATCAACCACAGGGTTCTTGGCAATCAATACCATAAGGTCAGCTTCCGCTGCCTTACCAGTACGTGAGCCTTCCATCATGCTCTGGTTCAGTAGAACCTTACCCTCTGCATCAGCTGATAGCTGAGACATGTAGAAGATAGCACAGTTGTGTGACTTGGCAATCTGACGGGCATAGATAGCGTTAGCTTTCAGTGCTTCATCAGGACGTGAGAAGCCACCAGTACGGGCGAACTTATCACCCATGTCTAGGATTACAATGTCAGGCTTGTATGACTTACACACAGACTCAACCCATGACATGTCACGATCACTTGCATCTTTGATCTTGATGTTGTCTGCAACAACTGAGTATGCATCACGGGCACGGGCTGGGTTATCCTTCACCTCTTGCATAGTCATACCAGTAGCCGCAGTCAGATACCGTGCACCAACACGGTGTGATGCTTCTTCATTACATAAGATAACACACTTGGCACCTTGATGTGCAAAGCCACCCGGTGCTGCAATGAGAGAGGCGTGAAAGGATGTCTTGCCTGTGTTGGGACGTGCACCCACTTCAATCAAGTGACCTGCATTGACGCCCTCTACCTTACGTGTAAGGGTAGGTATGTTGAATGACCATTGCGATTCAAGATCATTCTTTTCTAGCAGTGTGTCAACGTCAATGTCATCCCACTCAATACGTAGGTCAGGGGTGAAGTCATCTGAGTAACGCTCAAGTATATCACGCAATGGCTCAAGGCTACCCTTCGTACCGTTTACGTAGTCAAACCCAAGGTTGGCAACGTCTTCTCCTACGACCTGCTGGAACAGCTTAGACAACACTTCCTGTGCTATGTCGCTGCCCATAGGGGCTTCCTTCTTGATCTGATTAAACAGTGAACTGTAAGCGCCCTTCTGCGCTGTGGTGAGGGTTGGATTGTTGGACATAAACAATGCCTCAATTTCATCCGGTGTAATTGTACGCTCATAGCGATCCATAGCTGTGTCGATTGCTTGCTTGATCTTACGCACATCTTTGCTGAACAGTCTATCAGGACACTTAGCACCACGATGATCATCGTAGAACTCTTTATCCATAAGGCTGCGTATTAGTGATAGTTCCATTATACTTCTCCAAGTGTTGTTAGATTTTCTATGTCGGTAGGGTTTCGGTATTTCAGGTCATCTGTTAGTCGGAGTACCTTCACATCGTGAACATACCCTCGTAATTCTTTTGCGAATTGCAGTGTCTTTGGTAGGGCGTCAGGGTCTAGTGCAATTATAACCGTTGAGAATTGTGAGAGATACTGCTTATGTACCTCAGAAAGTGAGGTGCCCAACACTGCTACCCCGACATACACTCCACCTTCTGAGCATCCAGATACATTAGTCTCACCCACAATGGCAGCACTAACACAATCCTCAACGACTACTCCCGTTGTACCATAGCCACATGCATAGGGCAAGGGATTTTTACCATACCTTTTCCATTTAGGTATCTTTTTTCCTAGTGCTCTACCTGTCGCATCCACCATGATGTTGTTGTGCACCACAGGAAATACGACACGGTGTTCACGAACATCATACAACAAACCGAGGTCACGAGCATCCAGTTCCCATGTGTCACAGAAGTCTCGCACAGCATCATAGTCTTTCACAAGCCACTCAGGTTTATGAAAGGATACTGCCTCAGTCTCTTCTGCTACAGAGCCTAGAGATTTACGAATGTCATCACTGGTAAGTGCGGTACGAGTACCACCAGACACACTACACCCTGCTTTGTAACAGTTCCACATAAGCTGACCCATGTTATTAGTTGCTGTAAATGTTTTAACTCCCCCACATACGGGACAGTTAGTACGTTTACTTTCACCATTCACTAAGTCCATATCACTTATATGTTCTTGTATACTATTCATGTATATCACTTTCAATGTTATTCGCTACACTCAATTGTACATGTACGTTTCTTTGTGTCAAGGCATTATTTGCACTTTCGTATGTATGCTTCATGTATGGTTTCACAGATGCAACATGTGTGTGACCTGTTACTGCCATGATTTGTGGTAGTGGAACGCCCCTGTCTACCATCTGTGTCACACCAGTTCTGCGTAAGTCCATCAGCCTTAGCTCTTCATTTAACTTTGCTAACCTCATGATGCGGCGTCCAACCTTGGACAGTCTTTCCATTGCATACGGTTTAAACCTACCATCACGTGGCTGTGGATGTGGTGCCACCCATTCTTGAAAACCAAAGTCTGCTTTCTGCTCAAGCAACATAGCATTTAGATTGTCACTGATAGGTAGGAACACCTCTGCCCTACGCTTGCTCTGCTCTAATCGTAGCTGCTGTTTCTTTAGGTCAACATTCTCCCAGCGTAGCATACGCATGTCACCTAATCGTTGGCACCATTCGTATGCCATCTGTACAATGAGACCAATGTTACGGTACTCAAAGTCGCTGTAAGCTACATCAAGAAACTTGACAACATCACGATGCTCCCACACATTCTTGCGCTGCTGGGTTGCCTTACGTTTGATCTTTGCGAAAGGGTTTTGCTCTGCATGTTCCATTTGTATGGCGTAGTTATATACCCTACTAGCACAGGTTGCCGCATGGTTAGCGAAGCTAATGCCACGCTTCACCCAATCCTCATATGCACGTTTTGCAATCTTAGGTGTGACATCTTTATACTTGCGACACCCAATTGTCTGGTGAACAACGGTCAAGAAATACCTGTAGTCTACCTTAGTTGAGTCACGTAACATACTGAAATCGTTTGACAAGTAGTAGAAGTTAATGAGGTCAGTGACCTTGCTGCTAGGCTTTAGTTCTACAACTTGAGCTTGCTTGTCACGATATGCATCAATGTCTTTGTTGTACTCACGGGCAATCCTTCTCGCAACCTTTATATCTCCACTAAGTTCCTCACGTTCTACTACTCCTGCATTCACCAGTGGCTGTGGTGGATTGAAACGGAATGAGATGTCACCAGAAGGTGACACTCGTTTCTGTACATATCGTGGTAGTTTAGGCATATACTCTCCTTAGTTCTACTATAAAGTAGTCCTTCAGTATTTGTGTTACATGATCTTTGGAATAGGCATACAAGTAAACCTCTTGTGTCTCTCCAGACAACCCCTTGCGTAAGTCTGCTACGTACCTGTTCATTATGCTGCCTCCAACAAACGGAACTTGTCATCACTGACCCACTTACTTACCTCTTGCTCACGTGACCACATGCTGATTGCCTGTGTGTCATTACCTGTGTTACGTAGGTTGAACCCATTACGTTCATCAGCATACGATGCGTAGTTGGTGAAGGCAGAGTACAATGCCCACTTGTTATGACCACGTGTTGCAGCCTCTTGCAGGTATAGCATGTACATCTTTTCTGCTTTACGTTCAGACGAAATCATTTCATCAAGCAGCATCTTGATGTCTACATACTTAGTGGAAGTCTGTGCCCACACCTGCATCTTGCTGGCTTCTGTGTAGAAATCAGTACGAGCACGGGCTAATTCATATATGAAACTTTCCATAGAGAAGTTGGCAGTATTCTTCTTACGAATTTTGTCATACTCACCACGTATTTGACCATTGGTGCAGAAGAAATCAATCGCACCAAAGAACACTTGGTTGCTGCACGAACCATCAATGCCATGAAGGCTGATGATACGGTTGCCAATGGTAGTTTGGTGCTTCTCTGTTGTGATCTCTACCTTCATGTCAGGCAGTTGAATGTCCAGCATAGACCACGCACCATTACGTGCAGTCTGCCAGTTGTATTTGGCATTAGTCAGTTCAGATGGATCAAGTTCTTCTGTCACTGTGTTCATAACGCCACGATAAAAGTCACCATGTGATGCACACTTGAATGACTTGCCGACAATACCAAGGTATTCGCCAGTGTCATTGTTGATGACGTACTTTTTGTCATTAACCTTCGTTGGTTCAAAGGATACGTCAAAGTCTAGGTAAGTTGGGATGTCAAACGGCATATTAATCTCCTATCAGTTGTTTGTATGGCAACTGTGCCATAGTTATGTAGGTGTGTCAACACTTACTTATAAAATATGTGTGAACCAAATGATACAGTCGGAGTAAGTGACTTAGCCCAGTACGGTTTCACATATTTTGCATGGTAGTGTGTCGCCCCCTTAGTTATATCAGGTATGTACCCCATCATAACGTCATTAGCAACCAACACAGACCTAGCCCAAGCCACCGTGTCTGTTGGTGTGTCGGGTTTACCATCACAGAACCATGAAAACTGACAGTTTGACTTGCCTTTGACATACCCCTGCTTAACTACAGAGCACACATCATTAGGCCATCTGTCACTGGCGACCCTATTTAGGGTGACATTTGCTACAGCAACCTGCCCCCTCATTTCCTCACTACGTGATTCGTGGTATATGTTTAATGCCATACACATTAACGCTGCACTAATCATTTGTTATCATCCTTCTGTGGTTTAGGGATTGGATGACCCGACCAATCGTCACATGGGTCATCCTCTTTGCCATCACTGTAGCACCATAGGTGCATCGTGTATGTAGCCATATTTTGTGTACTCCTCATGTATATATTCGGCACAATCAATGAACTCAATTGTTGTGCCGGGGTGATCATGAAGAGCCATGTGGATTGCAAAATCTGTCGCAGTATTCCAACAACTCACAGCGGGGTATGTGTCATCAAGTTTTACAACAGATTTTACACCATCAATCTCAAGCGTTATATCATAAGCCATTGTAACCATGCTTAGTCAACCTCTATCCTGCAAAGTGCGCTAGTTTACGTGGCTTCACACCATTACCAAACAGGTACACGGTACGCTTGCCAAAGTGGTACGCCACGGATGTCTCCATCCGCTGACGTTTGAACCAACCCCGTGAGGTTGATTTACGTTTACGAAGTAAACCCTTTTTGCCAAACAGGTTGAACCGAAAGCCTTGTGATCCATCGTCCAAGGGTTTTGTTGCTACAATTACAAACATTTATGCTACTCCTTCTAGTCTTGCATCTAATTCTTTTAGTTGTGTGATCAAGTACTTACGAGTACGCAGCAGCTTACCACGCTCCATATTGTTTTTACCTTCAATCACACCAGCTTCTTTGAGCAGTTCAACACGGTACACGACACGATTGAAATACTCATTTGTGTCTGATGCAATTTGCTTGAGGGTTTTGTCGCCCCAATTAGCTGCGATGTAATCATCCAACATAGAGTAGTTGTATGTGTATTTACGTGCCTTCTGCAGGTGGAATGTGTGTTCTACATACAACTCAGGGTTAGTTGTTTTAACTACAGGACGGGTGGTTTGTGTTGTGTTAGTCATGGTATAGCTCCTTTTAAGCTGTTGTAAGATCAAGTGTTAGGTCAAGGCTATGCCAGCCTATTGGCATACATACATGAGCATAGCCATTTGTCAAGTCCATGAGTATATCTCCTACGGACATACTGGGACGGTCACGGATATTGGCTGTCTTGATAGTACCATCACCATATCCATTGCCTTCATCAAAGATGGCCTCAAATGGGGTACGTTCTCGTGCCTCTACATCATGCATGATCATGGTAGGTTCATACATATTGTGATGCAAACCATCATGCACGGCATCCTCTACATTCTCTCGTGTTGGCATACCAAGTGCAAAGTATGCTTTGGCATATACAGATGTTGGCATACTGTTGATGCGCTCACTGTCTACATTTGTACGTTGGTAAATCATATATACTGACATGGTTAGGCTACCTTGTTGCTGCGGTAATTGGTTATACTATTACGTAACGTCTGTTTACGCTGCCGTGCTTTGTCACGATCACGTTTCCAATCATCATTGAACTTGGACTGTCCAACGTTGGACGCTTTTCGTTTAGTCGTTTTGATGAAATTTTTCATCTCGTATTGCATCGTACTTCTCCTGTTTGCGGTTACGTTTAGCTTTGCTACCTTTCTTAGGTGGCACTACCTGTGGGGCTTTGCGCACTTGCAGCATAGCCTTTGCCACAGGATTTACAATCCCCACAGATACTTTTTTAGCCATGTTCAAATCCATATGTTACACACTCTACATGATACCGTGACACTACATCACCAGTATCCAAGGCACGGTTGGCACGATTACCAGCGACATACTCACACCATGAGTTCCACCAGTACTCGCTGCCCTCAACTTGGGTCAGTTCAACATACTGTTCAACCTTCTTGCGTACAGTGGCAGGTTTCATGGCGGCAGGTGGTGACTTCACAAGGTTAGGTGAGATACCCAAACGCTTGATGTTGTGACTGTCAATACAGGCTACGTTGAACCCAAGGCATTGGGCAAGGAAGGCAGCTTTGACCATGCCAAGGTTAGGTACAGCCATGAACAGTTGTATGACATCTGCACAAGCCTCAACACTTTCGTAACCTTTGGTATCTGCTATGTGATACAGCTTGCCGTATAGGTACTCTGCATTGTCTACAAGGTACTTGTAACCTTCAGCCTTTTTGCCCCATAGGCAATCCGCATCATAGCCATCACGTTCTACTTTGACCATGCTACCACGGACAGTGGATAGGCCAGCTTGTATCGTAAGCAACACGAACAGGCCGTTATTTACCAAGGCATCTGGGCCACGCCATTTTACGAAGGCTTTGATTTCATTTACATCACGTTGATACATTTTGTATCCTTTCAAAAGTGTCCAACATTGGACGGTTTAAAGTGTTTCCCATTCGTCAGGTGTTATACCTGTCATCAAGAACTCACGTTCTTCTGGAGACAATTGTGGCATAGCATCCTGTATACATTTACCACCATTCTTCCAGTTGTCATACTGGCGATGTGTGAAAAACATGAGGCGGCAATTTTCTTCGCCTGACATGGTTGATTTTCTTGTTACGAAAACAACATTGCCATCGTAGCCTTTGGGATAAAGCAATTGCATTTTAGCATCCTTTTAAAGTGTCCAACATTGGACGGTTTGTTTCAGTGTTAGTATTAAACATATGTTATATAACACTTTCACTAAAGTATCAGTGTTATATAACTATGTAATACTACTTGTCAATAGATGAAATGTGATAGCCACCAACATCTGGAATGTATATTCCATAGCCATCATCTTGAATGTATCCAAAGGATACCAGCAACAGATAGGCCAGAGCTACGCCGCAACCTACATAGGCAGCTATGACAATACGAATTTCAGCATAGGTCATTATAATCTCCGATTATACAGTTAACATAGTCAGACAGTCTCAGAGAGACTGCCCAAGATATTAACCTTGTTGTTGACGTTTAGTCAACTCAGACATCAAGTCTTCAATGATCTCTTCAAGATCAAGTTTGTTGATAGCAGCTTGAGCCAATATGGTATTAACCATAACTTTTCTTGTGATTGGGCCAACAGTCATAGACTGCTTAGACTGTTCAACCAGCTTAGGCTGGTCATCAGACTGTCCAACATTGGACGGTTTACCTTCGGTAGTTTCATCATCTGCTTTAGCAGCTTTCCGCATTGCAGCTTGTAAAGCTGTTAGAGAGCTAAAACCTTTCTTGCTGTTAGCAATAAAGTCACGACACTCAACTTCGTTTTCAACGAACCACAAAGCTTCAGAACGACGACGACGATCAATTACATTGATACCATACATCGTCAAAGTTTGACGACTAATCTGGCCGGAATCCAAAGTGGATTGAGCTTTCAACTCTTGCAAGAGTTTCCCAAGCCTAGTGTCGAAGCCAGAGGCTTTGATGGTATGTTTCAGACTGTTAGTCTGTTTCCAGATTGATGCCAAGGCTTTGCCTTCCTTAACGAGAGCTGAGATTGTAGTACCTTCGGTAGTTTTTGTTGTTGCTGAATTTGTCATTTCGGTAGTCCCTTTATCTATACTCTGTTTATATGAGAGAACCTATATCTCTCACAAATAGTGAGATATAGTTCTCTTTATAAACTAGTAGAGTATAGTATAAGTTTGTCAAGTCGGTTCTCATGACGTGATCCTCTGCGCCTGTCGTTTCACGCATGACTGCAGTAATTACAAGTAATTACGAAGTTGGTGCGCTAAACTCACGTGAGGCTTCAGTTCATGCTGCATCACCAATTGTGTTGCATAAATGTCATATACTTCGTATATGGTAAAGTGTCCAACGTTGGACGGTGATTTCAATTGGCAGAGCAGCATGTGGCTTGTAGGATCGTGCAGTGACCATCACAGATGGTGGGTAGGGTATTTTGTACATCGGCACTGCAACACACCTTCGGTGTGATAATGTAACAGTTTCATACACTCTAAAGAGTGGCAACTGATTCCATAACAGTTGTCGTAGACAAGTAAGTAGTTGATATTGCTTATACCTTCGGTATGTTGGTGAACTGAGGCATGATTTCTGTCCTCACCTATGCCATGACGTTGCATTATGCAGGCAATTCCACATGAGAGGAGGGGGACGGGCAGGGGCCATGGGGGGTAGCGTGGTATATGTATACACATATCTACACAGATCAGGAAATATGACTGTTAACCACATTACATACATAGTGGTTTACACATTAATTGGGTAAGTTTGTGATCACAAAAGGAGGGTTACATACTATGTGATCACATATTTAATGTATCACGTATTGTTACAGTGAGTCACATTATGTTACAGTAATACGATTAGGGGTTGACATGCTGTGTTTTTTGTGTAAAACTACAATAGTAGAAACTAAGATGACACTTTAAGTGATTCACTTAGAATGATACACTTAAATGTATATATAGTTAGTTATAATTATACTTAACTAATATAACAGTTAAATGATACACTTTAAATGTAGGGTTATTAGATACAAGTACGTAACAAAGTTACGGACGGGAATTTGTATATTATTATAAAGGTACTTGACAATGGATAAAAAATCAGTAAAACTATATACTGACAATGTTCTTGTTGAGTTTTATAATCACGTACTCAATGGAACTATAGATAAATTACATATACCCCATAGTGATGTATTCTATGTACGAGAAGCTGTACAGAACTACTATGGGAAGCCTTTTACGTTGGAGCACGTAGAGTGGGCTATGCGTGAAGAAGGATGGACTGACTGACATGACGGTTGAATACAGAGGTGAAACCTTTAGTGGTTACAATAAACCCAAGCGTACTCCCAAGCATCCCACTAAGTCACACGTAGTACTTGCTAAGGAAGGTACTACCATTAAGATGATACGCTTTGGTGAGCAGGGCGCAAGTACTGCAGGTAAACCTAAAGCAGGTGAATCAGATAAGATGAAGAAGAAACGTGCATCATTTAAAGCACGTCATGCAAAGAACATTAAGCGTGGTAAGTTGAGTGCAGCGTACTGGGCTGATAAAGTTAAATGGTAAAGGATTAACCCTATGGGTATTGCAGGTAGGTTAGCTAAACGTGTAGCTAAGAATAAATTAAAAGACTTAGAAGTAGATGATCTAGTAGCACAGCAAAAAGCTAAACTTAAAAAAGCTAGAGCAAAAAATGCAGAGCCAAAAGACTCTGGTGACATTAGTGAAGTACTGATGCCAGAAGATCGTCCTTCTACTGATGCGGTAAAACAAACTAGTAAAGAACGATTGATTAATGCTACAGGTGCTATATCAGCTTTGCTTACTAAAGCTGGACCTAAGCCTTTATCTATGGATAAGTATCGTTCTTTGCCTACGGCAGCACGTAATGCTTTTGCACGTCAGGCTAAGAAAGACTTTGACAATAAAGTTATTACGAAGCAACAATATGAAACTATTATTAAACGTATTGAGTCTGCAGAAGTAGACAAGAATGTTCGTTCTATGGAACAAGGCATTGCTAATAAAAAAGCTAAACCTGTTACGATAGACAAGAGTATGGGCATAGATGAAAAAGACATGCCACGTAAACCAACTAAATTAAGTAAGGGTGGTATGCCTACAGGCAAGCCACGTGCAGGACATATGGACTATCGTAAAAAAGGATTATTTAAATAATGGGTATCGCAGGTAAACTAGCTAAACGTGTAGCTAAAGCAGCAACTAAACAAAACCCCCGTCAAGCACAGAGTGAAATGGGGACTAAGGGACAACGTGTGTATGCCCGTGGTCAGATTAAAGGTGGGGCAGCAGGTGCAGGTGCAGCGGGATTAACTGCGGCAGTTGTAGGTAAGATGTCGCTAGATGAAATGCGTCAACGTTTAAAGACTGCAAAGGATGAAAAAGATCGTGCACTTCTTCGTGAGGCAATTACAAAGGCTGTAGCTGAAGCAAAGGACTACGTAGAAACTAAACCTACAACGTCGCCTCGTCCAAGATCACGCCCAATGGGAATGGCTAAGGGTGGCTATGCTAACTGTGGTGCCTCTATGCAAGCTACACAGAGTTCAACAAAAATGGCATACGGTGGTATGGCTAAAAAGAAGTAGTGCTGTGTGGTTAGGTTTATTGTTAGCGTGTCTTAATCCTTCTGCAACTTCTTGTACCATTATGGCGAAAACAGATCAACTGTTTTATAGTGAACAAGAGTGTGTGGCTGAAGGAACTGAGGTTGCTAACAATTTACGTAATAAAAATGTATACGCTATTCCAATGTGTGTAAAAATAGGAGATAACGCATGACTACTTGTAAAGGTTGTGAAACACGAGGTAACTGCTTGGCTGCAGATAAATGTTTAAAAAGAAGCTTGGGTAGTAAAGAATAAGTAATGGTTGCATCTCGTGATTATAACACTGCAACAAAAGGAATAATAGTTACCGCCACAACAGGCGGTGCTACTTCTAATGTTGTGTATACGTGTCCAGCTAACTTTGATGCAGAGATAGACTTCTTGCATATTACTAATGGTGACTCGGCTAATCACAATATAAGTATACAGTGGTATCACGCAGATACAGATACGTATCATCATATTCTAAATGATAAAGCTATCACAGGTAAAGATGTGTATAATATTATAACGTCAGACAGGATATACTTACACGCAAATGATAAGATAACAGCCTTTAATGGTTCAAGTGGTAACTTGGAGGTGTTCCTATCCGCTAAAGAGTTTTTTAACCCTAACAGATAGCACATAGCGGGGTTGCATTATTGTCTGTAGTATGGTATAACTAAATATGGTATAACTCCTGTGTATACAAACGTGTATACATGATGTTCATGGAACAAGGAGTTATAAACATGAAATGGTTAATTAATTGGTTTGAAGCAGTAGCAGTAGCACAACAACGCCGTGCAGATTATTGGTTGCTTCGTAATATGTCAGATAAAGAATTAAAAGATATAGGAATTTCTCGTGGCGAAATCTCCCAAAAAGTCTTCAACGGTTAATGCGGCTGGTAATTATACTAAGCCTGCTATGCGTAAGCGTCTTGTCGCCTCCGTTAAAGCTGGTGGCAAAGGTGGAAAGCCCGGACAGTGGAGCGCACGTAAGGCACAAATGGTTGCAAAGCAATATAAAGCAAAAGGTGGGGGCTATAAGTAATGGCCCTCGCCAAATCTCAAAAGAGTCTTAACAAATGGACAAAGCAGGATTGGAGAACTAAAAGTGGTAAACCTTCTACGCAAGGCCCAAAAGCTACTGGTGAACGCTATCTCCCGGCTAAAGCTATTAAAGCTATGTCTAGTGGAGAGTATGCAGCTAGTACTGCTAAAAAAAGAAAAGACACTCAAGCTGGTAAACAATTTTCTAAACAACCTAAAGCTGCAGCTGAAAAAGCTAAACGTTTTAGGCGCACGTAAATAAAAACAAGTAAGACTATTGGAGAAATAAATTTGTTGTGTGTGTTGGCCTTTGTTTCATTCGGTCACGCATGGACTGTAAGTGGTAACATTTTGTTTCAATATTGTTACTACGACTGTGGGTTGCCTAAAAACGGTTTGTTTTACGATAGGGTATATAGAGTAAGCTACAACTATGTATGCCCTATAGAGGTTAAGTTCAAATGATTGATCCCTTCACAGCCTTTGCTGCAGCACAGACAGCTGTATCTGCCATTAAGAAGGGTATTCAGTTAGGCAAGGACATTGGAGGTATCTCTAATGACTTAGCTAAGTTTGCTGGTGCTGTCTCTGATCTTAGCTTTGCACACAAGCAGTCAGAGAATCCACCTTGGTATGCTGTACTATTCGGTGGTAGTGGCCCTAGTGCGATGGACATCTTCGCTAAGAAGAAACAAGCGGAGGCTCTACGTGCTGAGATTAAACAGTATATTCAGTTTGCTTACGGGCAGAGTGCTTGGGAAGAGCTTCTCCACATTGAAGCGAAGGTACGTAAAGACCGTCAGAAAACTATGTATCGCAAGGCTGAGATTAAACAGGCTATTGTGGAGTGGAGCCTTGGTATATTGGTTGTTCTATCAGGAATTGGTGTTCTTGGCGTGGGGATTTATTTCCTCGGCAAAAAACAAGGAAAGTGGTAATGGCAACGACTGTACTAGATGATTGGAAAGTACTCCCAAGGCTAATGATGCTGGCAGTTACTGTACTCACGTATCAAGCAGTACATTGGTTCATGTCCTTGCCTGACCCTAGCGTAGCGCAGTCTGGCCTTGTATCGGTCTGTATGGGTGCTCTCACAGGATGTTTCGGCATTTGGATGGGTAAAGAGTCTAAGACTAATGTAACACCCACACGTGTAGTGCATGAAGAAAGTTATAACAAATGATAGGTCAGATTATAGGTGCAGTAGGTGGACTTGCTTCGTCTTACCTTGACGGTAAGGTAGCAATACAGAAAGCCAATGCAGAGATAAGAGTTAAGCAAGCAACAGGTGAGCTTGACTGGGACATTGCTGCAATGAACAGCACCCAGAACTCTTGGAAGGACGAGTGGATTACTTTGTTATTTAGTATTCCTCTTATCCTAGCCTTCTGTGGTGACTGGGGTAACCAAATTGTACAGGCTGGTTTTGCATCCCTTGAGTCTATGCCTACATGGTATCAGTATTCACTGGGCGGTATTGTAAGTGCAAGCATTGGCATGAGATCAGTATCTAAGTTCTTTACAGGTAAAAAATAATATGACATTTAAACTATCTAACCGTAGCCTCGCTAAAATGGAAGGCGTAGATGAAAGACTAGTCGCAGTAGTCAAACGTGCTATTGAGCTTACTAAGGTAGACTTCGGAGTTATTTATGGTCTACGCACAGTAGAAGAGCAAGAGAAGCTTGTAGCTGCAGGTAAGTCCCAGACTATGAAGTCCAAACACCTAGAGGGACGTGCAGTAGACCTCATGGCTTATGTGGATGGTAAGGGCGTATGGGAACTCAATGTTTACGATGATCTCTGTGACGCAATGAAAGAGGCAGCACGAGAACTTGGTGTAGCAATCAAGTGGGGTGCTGCTTGGTCTGAAGGTGATATCCGTACATACGAAGGTACAGCTGAAGACGCAATGATGGCATATGTAGACTTACGCCGCAGTCAGGGGCGCAGACCGTTTATTGATGGCCCTCATTTTGAATTAATGTAATAGGTAGCAAACTTTATACTTGCAATACCTGAAAGAAAGAGTTATTATGGCACGAGCACTAACAGAAAAACAAAAGAAACTACTTGAAGTCTTATTTGATGAGGCGGGTGGGGACATTGTTACTGCAAAAAAACTTGCAGGTTATTCCGATGCTACTTCATCTACTGAAGTTATTAACTCTCTTAAAGAAGAAATACTAGATGCCACATCTACTTATATGGCACGTAACGCACCTAAAGCTGCTATGGCTATGGTGGGTGCTTTGTATGATCCTACTGAGCTTGGTATTCGTGATAAAATGTCAGCGGCTAAAGAACTGTTAGATCGTACTGGGTTAGTTAAAACAGAAAAAATGCAAGTAGAAGCTAGGGGTGGAGTAATGTTAATGCCACCAAAGCAAACGGAAGAAGATGACTAAAACATTAAAGCAATGGAAGTTACCCCAACCGACTGACATAAAAGAAGACAATGAATGGGTTCCTATTCCCCGTATATCTAGGACCGTTCCATTTGGTTATGAGATAGACTCAGATGATCCTGATGTGCTTTTACCTATTGAGCACGAACTTGATATGCTTCAGCAAGCACAAAAGTATCTTAAACAATATTCATATCGTGAAGTAGCTAATTGGCTAACACGGAATACAGGTAGAGATATATCCCATGTAGGTTTACGTAAACGGTTGGAAAATGAACGACAGCGAAAAAACAAAGCTAGAAGCCTACGCAGATGGGCAGACTATGCGAAAAAGGCAATCGCCAAAGCGGAAGAAATTGAACGTACAAGACTCGGAGCAAAAGTCAACGAAGGCGAAGACTACTACGAGGAAACGGAGTCGGGCCAAATTAAAGCCTGAACCCGCAAAGATTGTTGAAGAGGTTCCTATTGAGGAACAGCATAACATAATCTTTAAACCTAATGAAGGACCACAAACAGAGTTCCTTGCAGCGGGTGAGCGTGAAGTACTTTATGGTGGCAGCGCCGGAGGAGGAAAATCCTACGCCATGCTTGCCGATCCTCTACGGTACATGGGACATCCTAGCTTTTCAGGATTGCTACTACGGCATACTACAGAAGAGTTACGGGAACTTATCTTTAAATCTCAAGAGATGTATCCCAAAATCTGGCCCGGTATTAAGTGGTCAGAACGCAAGATGCAGTGGACTGCGCCCTCTGGTGCAAGATTATGGATGTCCTACCTAGACAGGGAAGATGACGTTCTCCGCTACCAAGGTCTGGCATTTAGCTGGATAGGCTTTGACGAGTTGACACAATGGGCTTCCCCATTTGCATGGAACTATATGCGATCTCGTCTCCGGTCCACTGCACCTGACTTGCCTATCTTTATGAGAGCAACTACTAACCCCGGCGGCAGGGGACATCACTGGGTTAAGAAAATGTTTATTGACCCAGCACCAGCAGGGAAAGCCTTTAATGCAACTGATATTGAATCTGGTGAAGACCTTAAATATCCTGCAGGACACGAGAAGGCAGGAAAGTCTCTGTTCAAACGTAGGTTTATACCTGCACGTCTTTCAGACAATCCTTATTTAAGTAAACAAGGTGACTATGAAGCAATGCTTCTGTCGTTACCTGAACAACAACGTAGACAGTTGCTTGAGGGCGACTGGGACATCAAAGAAGGCGCAGCCTTTACAGAGTTTGATAGAAACATCCACGTCATTGAACCTTTTAAAATACCACACAATTGGGTTAAGTTTAGAGCATGTGACTATGGATACGGCAGTAAATCCGGAGTTGTTTGGTTTGCAGTTTCTCCTGATGAACAGTTAATTGTGTATAGAGAATTATACGTAAGTAAGGTTCTTGCTACTGATCTAGCCGACATGGTACTAGATTTAGAAGCGGAAGATGGAAACATTAAGTACGGTGTACTTGACTCTTCTTTGTGGCATAAACGTGGAGATACTGGTCCTAGTCTTGCTGAACAAATGATTATGAAGGGTTGTCGTTGGAGACCGTCAGATCGTTCTAAAGGTTCTCGTGTAGCAGGTAAGAACGAAATACATAGGCGTTTACAGGTAGATGAGTTTACAGAAAATCCTAGAATGGTATTCTTTAATACTTGCACAAATATAGTGTCACAATTGCCAGCTATACCTTTGGATAAAAAGAACCCAGAAGATATTGATACACATTCTGAAGATCACTTGTATGATGCCTTGCGCTATGGTATAATGTCCCGACCACGATTTAGTGTATTTGATTACGATCCACACGGAAGACCTTCAATAGGTATGCGTGTAGCAGACGCAACGTTTGGTTACTAAGGAAAAATAAATGGCAGAAGAAAATGACATCTTTATTGAAGACAATTCAATTGCATTAGAGGATACAGATAACTCTACTGAATTTGATGCAGATACTTCAAAGATTATTCCATATGTAATGGAACGCTACAACCGTTCAGAAGACTATCGGCGTCAAGATGAAGAACGTTGGCTACGCTCATATCGTAACTATCGTGGTATCTATGGACCAGACGTACAGTTTACGGATGCAGAAAAGTCTCGTGTATTTATTAAAGTTACTAAGACAAAAACCTTAGCTGCGTATGGGCAGATTGTAGATGTATTGTTTGCTAACAATCGTTTTCCTTTGTCCATTGAACCTACAGAACTTCCAGAAGGTGTAGTCGCAGACGTACACTTTGATCCAGCTGAACCCGAACAAATGCGTGAAAATGGGTTGGATAAAGAAATTAACCCTTACGGTTTTAAGGGTGATGGTAAAGAGTTTCCTGCAGGAGCAACTCTTAAAACATTAAATGATATGCTTGGTCCTATCAAAGATAAGTTTGAGGGGGTTGATAATGTACAAGCTGGTGTAGGTAAAACTCCTACATCTGTTACATTTAGTCCTGCGATGATTGCAGCTAAAAAGATGCAAAAGCAAATACAAGATCAATTGGAAGAATCATCTGCATCTAAACACTTACGTAGTACCGCTTTTGAAATGGCCTTGTTTGGTACTGGTGTAATGAAGGGTCCATTTGCTATAGACAAAGAGTATCCTAATTGGGATGAAGAAGGTAACTACGATCCCGTGTTTAAAACTATACCACAGGTATCTCATGTATCTGTGTGGAACTTTTATCCTGATCCAGATGCTAATAGCATGGACGACGCTCAGTATATAATTGAACGTCATAAACTGTCTCGTACCCAAATGAGAGGGTTAAAGAAAAGACCTTACTTCCGTAGTACAGTTATTGATGAAGCAATTTCTTTGGGTGAAAACTATGATAAACAATACTGGGAAGATGATCTTTCAGACTACGCACCTGAGCATGGCATTGAACGTTATGAAGTCCTAGAGTACTGGGGCATGGTAGACGTTGAGATGTTGGAAGAACAGGGCGTAGATATTCCAGATGAACTTACAGCATTTGATGAGTTACAGGCAAATGTATGGATTTGTAACAATAAATTAATTCGTATGGTGCTTAATCCATTTAAGCCTGCACGTATTCCTTATCAAGCTGTGCCTTATGAATTGAACCCTTATTCATTCTTTGGTGTTGGTATTGCTGAAAATATGGATGATACTCAAACACTTATGAATGGTTTCATGCGTATGGCAGTGGATAATGCAGTACTGTCGGGTAATCTTCTTATTGAAGTAGATGAAACCAACCTAGTACCCGGTCAGGATTTATCTGTGTATCCCGGTAAAGTGTTTCGTAGGCAAGGCGGGGCACCCGGACAGGCTATCTTTGGTACTAAGTTTCCTAACGTTGCTGGTGAAAATCTACAGTTGTTTGACAAGGCACGTGTACTTGCGGATGAATCAACAGGCTTCCCATCTTTTGCACACGGACAAACTGGTGTATCTGGTGTAGGCCGTACAGCAAGTGGTATTAGTATGTTGATGGGTGCTGCTAGTGGCGGTATTAAGAACGTAATTAAAAACATTGATGATTATCTACTGCGCCCAATGGGTGAAGGTTTATTCCGCTTTAACATGCAGTTTAACTTTGACCCAGAGATGCGTGGTGACTTAGAAGTTAAAGCACGTGGTACTGAATCTCTTATGGCTAACGAAGTACGTAGTCAACGTTTAATGCAATTCTTGCAAGTATCCTCCAACCCAGCACTTGCACCATTTGCTAAGTTTCAATACATTATTCGTGAGATTGCAAAATCTCTTGAACTTGACCCTGACAAAGTAACCAACAATATGGACGAGGCTGCATTGCAAGCAGAACTTATGAAAGGTATGCAAGCACAACAGCCAGCACCAGAAGGTGGACCTGCACCCGTAGGAGCAAACCCAATGGACACATCAGGAGCAGGTGGTGGTAATATAGGCGTAGGTCAAGCACCAGTACCGGGAGAACAAGGATTTAGTGGTAATGCACAAGGACAAGGAGCACCTCAGCAAGCTCAAGGCAATGGTCAGCAACCAAGCCCAATGGTCTAAGTTTGAAGAATACTTAGATACTTTAATAAACCAACAACACCGCACTATGGAACAAACTAATGAATCTGTTGCGGTGTATAGATCACAAGGCGCAATATATCAGTTACGTAGATTAAAACTATTAAGAGATGAAGTATTAAAGAATGGCTGAAGTAGGAAAGAAAACAGGTAAGCAAACACAAGCAGGTCGTGATGTATACGAAACACCTGAAGGTGAAATGGTATCCGAAAAATCTACAACTATTGAGTATAAAGGCAAGTGGATTAATGTTCCTACTATACACGGCGGTAAACAATATTCTGAAGATGAATTAATGGAAATGCTAGATAAGGGTTTAATAAAGCCTACTAGCGCACACGACAAATTAGAAGAAGCTATTCAGGCGGCACAAAGCCGTAGTGATTCTCTTGAATTTAATAAAGGCGGTACTCCTATGTTAGAAAAACAAATGGAACTCTTTGAAGATGGTGGCCTTCGTGATGAAGGTGGCATGGTAGATAAGGTATCTGGTAATGATGTACCAGTAGGTAGTACTCGTAAAGAAGTACGAGATGATATTCCTGCTATGCTGAGTGAGGGTGAGTTTGTTTTTCCAGCCGATGTAGTTCGTTATATTGGTTTAGAAAACTTAATGCGTATAAGACAAGATGCCAAGCAAGGCTTAAAACAAATGGATGCTATGGGTCAGATGGGTAATGGTGATGAAGCTGTGCTACCTGATGATATGCCGTTTGGTGTAATGGATTTAATTATTGTTGATGGTGAAGAAGAACCACAAGAGAAAGCACATGGTGGTGTTATTCACGCTAACCAAGGTACGTTTGTAACTCCTATGTTTAATCCATCAGATCAAGATGTACGTGAGTATAAAAACGATAAAGGTGATAGCTTGTTTATACCATTCTTAGGTGGTGAACCAGTATACCCAATTCCAACAGGCTACTTTCCAGCAGGACAAGCACCAGCACCAGCAGAAACAGAAACAGAACAGGCTATTCCTGTAAGGGATAATAATGATCCACCACCTCCCCCACCACAATCAGAGTTCCAGAAAGCTGGCGGCTTTGGTATGGACACTTCTGCTACAGACGGTAAAGTTTTAGATATGTGGATTAAAGAAGCGGAAAAAGTAGGTACTGTTGGCAATGTAGTTGCAGGCATTGCTACTGCTATTAACCCACTAATGGGTGTTGCTATAGCTCTTGCAAACAAAAAACAAAAGAAAGACATTGTAGCAATGCTTGACGAAAAAATTGCTCAAGCAAAAAAGACCCCTATTGCAGGGCAAGTTAAAGCTTTACGTGATTTAAAAACTCGTTTGACAACAACCGAAGGTAAGGGTATACTGTCTAAAGTAGTTAGCGGAATTATGGATACTGTTTCTAACGCACTAGGTTTTGGTGAGGAAGAAAAAGCAAAGGCAAAAGCTGTATCAGGTACAGTTGCTGGACAAGACCCAAATGAGCCTGATGCCGCAACCGAACAAGCTGTTGAGAAAAGTTTACGTCCACAACCTCGTCCTGATGGACTAAAAACAACAGCAGAAAATATAGCAGAAAGAGAAGCAAGAGAAGCAGAAATAGCTAAACTAGGACAAGAATCAGCAATCGCAATGGCAGAGGATCAGGATTTTATACAAAAAACCCTAGCGGAAAAAGCAGCAGCTAAATTTAATGCAGATGAAGAAGCCGTTATGAATCAGTCTGTTGATTTAGAAGCTACTGACGGACCTACTACACCAGAACTTCCTCGTGTGCGTGAGCTTCAAAGCTATTTAACCAAACTTGATACTGGAGAAGTTGAAGATAAAACATTATTTCAGCCTGATCGCAATAGCAGGTTTGGATTTGGAGGAAATGAAAATAGAATAGACGAGCCACCAATTATAGCTATGCCAGAAGAACCTACTGTTTCAGTACCTTCGTTAACTGAACCAGATACATTACCTATACGCACTTCTTTAATGCAAGATAAAGCTAGGGCTACAATAGCCGCTAATGCACCTGCTACTGTTACAACTGCTGTAGATGATCTTCGTAAAAGTATATCTGATTTGCTTGGCGCTGAAAGCGGAGCTACGGCTATGTCCTCATTATCGGGCTTTGGTGAAAATGCATCAAGTCAAGCTATTAAATCGTATCTTGAAAAAGCTATGAATAACGTAGATACAATTATAAAAGGTCAGGATGCACCCACTGTTACACCTACTGCTGCAGCACCCGCACCAAGTGGTGGAAATGACGATGATGGTCCGAGCTTCACGGCTGCACCTACACCTACATCTAATGTGGGCAATCTTCAGGGGATGTCTACAGCAGAAAAAACAGCAGCCGTGGCAAGAAAAACAGACAACCTATCATCTACAGAAAGAACAGGTGGTGCAAAATTGGATAGTGCGCTAGGAATAAGTGGACTAAACAAAGGTGGCTTTGCTAAAAGAAAAAATAAAAAGTAAGCACCTAATATGACTGGCCTACCCATCCCCCTCCAACAAGGCTACGGTGGCCCCAGTAAGGAAGACTAAATGTCAGAAAATATGGAAGTAATGGCTTCAACTATGGAAGCCCCCAAGAAAGTAGCATTTGCTAATAAAAAGTATTCAAACGAAGATAGACTTAAACGAGATGAAGAAGAACTAGAACGTTTGATTTCTGAACAAAAAGGTGAAGCGGTAGAGGAAAGTGAACCTCAAGAAGTTGAACCAGCAAATGCAGAAGAACGCAGTTTTAAAAAACGGTATGGTGATCTCCGGCGACACCAGCAAGCTAAAGAAAAAGAATACGAAGATCGTATTGCAACACTTGAGAAACAATTAAACGAGTCAACTAAACAAGAGATTAAGCTGCCAAAGTCAGATGAAGACATTGAAGCTTGGTCTAAACGTTATCCTGATGTTTCCGCCATTGTTGAAACAATTGCAATTAAAAAAGCAAAAGAGCAATCTGCCCAGTTAGAAGAGCGTGTACGGGCAGTAGACGAAATGCGTGAAAGTGCAGTACGTGAAAAAGCCGAAGTTGAATTACTTAAATTGCATCCAGACTTTAATGACATTCGTGATAACGATGACTTTCATGAGTGGGCAGATGAACAACCTAAATGGGTGCAGGATGCATTATACGAAAATGATAACGATGCTCGTTCTGCCGCTCGTGCAATTGATCTTTATAAATCGGATCGTGGGATCACCACTAAAAAGAAATCTACTTCAAAGGACGCCGCTCGTTCTGTAAACACACGAAGTGAGCGCAGCAATATTCAGGCTAATGGTAGCGGTAGTGCTATTCGTGAGTCTGAAGTACAAAAGATGTCTGCAATAGAATACGAAAAAAATGCTGACGAGATCATGGAAGCTATTCGTACAGGCAACTTTATTTACGATTTATCTGGTTCCGCCCGATAAATAGTATTGACATATAGATTATTTATGATATAACTATATGTGAATAAGTGTAATAGTATGGCCCCGCTAGGTATTAACTACGGTTACCCATACTATAAACACTAACATAGCAAACAATATAACTTTTCGGATTACCTAAAAACGTATGGCCCATTTAAACTAAAGTATGACTGATCATCATAGTTTAGATATTAAGTGCACCCATAAACGATTAGCCTCTATAATAAGTAATACATAGTTTGCATCTGTAAAACTAATGCTAAGGAGAATTACGATGGCATTCGGTTCCGCAGGGGGTTATACCAACCTCCCCAATGGTAACTTTTCCCCAGTTATCTATTCCAAACAGGTGCAACTTGCATTCCGCAAAGCATCTATTACTGAAGCAATCACTAACAATGATTATTTCGGAGAAATCGCCAACATGGGCGATACAGTAAAAATCATCAAAGAACCCGAAATTTCCGTGTCGGCATATCTACGTGGTACAACAATCGCACCACAAGATTTGGCTGATGCTGATTTCTCGTTAGTTGTTGATAAAGCTAACTATTTTGCTTTCAAAGTAGACGATATTGAAGAGGCTCATAGCCACATCAATTTCCAAACTCTTGCATCTGATCGTGCCGCCTTCCGTTTGGCTGACCAACATGACCAAGAAGTTCTTGGCTATTTGGCTGGTTACAAACAGGCTGCATTACACGCAAATGCAGGCGTAGTAAACAATGTAGTCAATGGTACTAAAGCTAATGCAGCTGCAGGTACTGACGAACTCCTAGCAGCTAACAAGCTGAATAAAGTTTCGTTTGGCAACATTACTACTGCTTCAGCTGCGGATCACTCTATCCCAGTTGCTGCACGTCTTCCCGGTGCAACGGCACTTCCAACTGCTTATGTCTCACCTGCAATGCTTGTTGCACGTATGGCACGTCTGTTGGATGCGCAAAACATACCTACACAGGGACGGTGGATCGTAATTGACCCGGTAATGATGGAAGTACTTCGTGACGAAGATTCACGTCTTTTGAACGCAGACTTCGGTGGTGCTGGTCTACAGAATGGTCTGGTGTTAAACAACTTCCACGGTTTCCGTGTACATGTTTCAAACAACCTTCCTTCCGTAGGAACTGGTCCATCGACAACAGGTACAGCTAACCAGAACACTAACTATGGTGTGATTGTTGCTGGACACGATTCATCTGTTGCAACTGCAGAGCAGATCAACAAGACGGAAACATACCGTGACCCAGACAGCTTTGCTGACATTGTTCGTGGTATGCATCTCTATGGGCGCAAAATCTTGCGTCCTGAAGGTCTTGTTACAGCTAAGTATAACTTGGCTTAAAACAATTGCTGGGGGCTGGCTTCGGCTGGCCCCTTTGTGCTTACTATAAAGGTTCTACTAATGTCAATCACTACAGCAGTATGTAACAGCTTTAAGCAGGAACTGCTTGGTGGTGTGCATGACTTAGATACCGACACAATAAAAGTTGCACTAATTAAAGTATCGCCAACTGGTACTTATAATTCAAGTACAACAAACTACGCAGACGTTACAAACAATTCAGATGAAGCTTTAGGTGTAGGTTATACTGCTGGTGGAAACACACTAACAGGTGCAACTATTGCTTTAGACAGTTCTACTGCTACAGTCGATTATGACAATACCACATGGTCATCCGTAACTGTTTCTGCTGATGGGTGTATCATTTATAACTCATCTAAGTCCAACAGAGCTATTGCTGTAGTTTCTTTTGGTTCAACTAAGAAGTCTATCAATGGGGATTTTACAGTTCAATTTCCCGCAGCAGACGCATCTAACGCCATAATACGTATTGCATAAGGAGTAAACAAATGGCATCTTTTAATAAGGTTAATGACTTCGTTAAAAACGCAGTCCACAATATGGACTTGGAATCAGACCAGTTCGTAGTTGCACTATCAAACACAGCACCAGCATCTGAATCTTCAAATCCAGAATCAGATGGTAATGGTATTATTGGTAATGTAACAGAGATAGCATATACAAATCTATCTTCTCGTAACATTACAACTACTTCATCTGCACAGTCAGGTGGTACATATAAGTTGGTTCTTTCAGACATTACACTAACATCTACGGGTGGTTCAACTGGCCCATTCCGCTACATCTATATCTATGATGATACAGTAACAACACCTGCTGATCCTATTGTTGGTTACTATGATTATGGTTCATCCTTAACTCTGAACGATGGTGATAGCTTTACTGTAGACTTTAATGCTGCTAACGGTGTAATTCAACTTACGTAAGGTTAAAGATCAATGGTCACTCTTGTAAATAGAGCAAAGATGTCCACTAGTACGATAGGTACAGGGACAATAACTTTGGGTAGTGCCGAAAGCGGCTACCAGAGCTTTGCTGATGCAGGGGTGACTGATGGTGACACAGTAAGATATACTATTGAAGATGGCACAGCCTTTGAGATTGGCTCTGGTGTATATACAGCCACAGGTACTACCTTGAGTAGGACAGTATCTGAAAGCTCTAACTTAGGTTCAGCTATCAGCTTGTCTGGTTCTGCAACTGTATTTGTTACAGCTACTGCAAGAGATATTAATATATACGATGTAGATGGTGGTAATGCTTCGTCTGTTTATGATGCAAGTCTACAAGCTCTTGATGGGGGTTCTGCCTAATGGCAAATAAGATACAAATACGTAGAGATGTTGCTGCTAACTGGACTAGCAGTAACCCTACTTTGTCACAAGGTGAGCAAGGCTACGAGACAGACACAGGCAAGATAAAGATCGGTGATGGCTCTACAGCTTGGACTAGCTTAGGTTATTCTTTTGAGGGTAGTACTGTAGGTGGTGCTACAGGCACAGACTACGATGATGATGTAAAGGTTCGTTTCGGTACTGGTAATGACTTAGAGATTTACCACGATGGTACGACAAATAATTCTTACATCAAAGAGACTAACGCTTCTGGTCACTTAATTATCCAAGGCCAAGAAATACAATTTGATAATGCCGCTGGAACAAGTTTAATGAACTTGAGTGGTTCTCAAATTGAACTGTTGCATGGTGGCAGCACAAAGCTAGAAACCACGTCATCTGGCATTCAAACCACGGGTACAGTCAATGTAAACGGAGCCTACACTCTACCCACATCAGACGGTACTAACGGACAAGTGCTTACCACAGATGGCTCAGGTGCTGTTACGTTTGCAGATGCTGGCGGCGGTGGGGCTGCTTTAGAGTTATACGCTGAGAACCCTAGTTCACCTACAGCGCCTAGTGCTACTGGCACAAATGCTGTTGCAATAGGTAGCGGTTCAAGTGCTACAGGAACAAAAGCAATTTCTATTGGTGACACTGGTTCTATTGCAGCGCAAGAAGCTGTAGGTATAGGTGATGCTGCTATTGTCTATAGTAGTGCTACACAAGGTGTTGCAGTCGGTAAGGATACTCAGGTAGGTGGTGCTTATTCGGCAGCCCTTGGTACAAAGGCAAATGTTTCAAGCGGTCAATATGCAACGGCAATTGGTTGTAATAGTGCTGCAGCTGGTGCAACAGTAGCTGGCAATGGCGCAATCGCAATTGGTGCTTCCTACGCCTCTGGCACAGACAGCTTTGCTGCAGCTATAGATTTAAATTCGTCAAGCTATGGTGCACTTAGCAGTAATAGTGTTGCAATAGGTAAATATGCCAAGTCTAATAGTAGTAACGGAGTTGCAATAGGTAATGGATCATTAGCTTCAGGTTTAAGTGCTGTTACATTAGGTATAAGTTCATTAGCAAGTGGAACTTTTTCTACAGCAATAGGCTATGGGTCTTATGCATCGGCAGGTAACTCTGTATCTGTTGGTAGGTCGTCTAATGCATCTGGGAGCCAGTCTTTAGCATTAGGTTATCAATCAAGTGCTTCAGGTACACACTCTGCTGCTATTGGTAGAAACGCAAAAGCAGAGTTATATGGTAAATTAGCTTATACTGCACATGACTTTGGTGCTAGTAGCATCTATAGCCAAGCAGGTACTTATGTACTTATGTCCGACACAACCGATGCTACAGCAGAGGCTCTGACAACAAACAACAGCACTGCTGGCGCCACCAACCAAATCATCCTCCCCAACAACGGTGCCTACAGCTTCTCAGGCACAATCATAGCAAGGGAAGATGCAACAGATGGCAGTGACTACGCAAGTTGGGAAATCAAGGGTGCATTGTTGCGTGACGCCAATGCTGCATCGACTGTGCTTGGCAACGGCATCAAGAATAAGCTGTATGCCTCTGCTGGTGCCTCTGCGTGGGACATTGCACTTACTGCTGACACAACCAACGGCGGCTTGAAGATAGAGGTCACTGGCGCAGCAAGCACAAACATTAGGTGGGTTGCCACGGTCAACACAAGCGAGGTTACATACGCATAATGGGTAAAATTGAATTAGATCACACAGGCTCAGGCAGCGGCGTTACACTTAGCTCTGACGGTACTGACCTGCTCTTAGATGGAGCAGCTATTGGTGGTGGCGGTGCAGCACTTGAGTTGTATGCTGAGAACCCTAGTAGTGCTACAGCGCCAACAACGGCTGGTGCTAATGATATTGCTATAGGTAGTGGTGCTGATACTCTATTAACTTCTACTGATAAGTTGGCGATTGGAACTAGCACAACAGCGCAAGGCAACTACGCAACAGCAGTAGGTGCTTACGCTCGTGCTGACGGCAATAACTCATCCGCTGCTTTTGGATATGCAACCGATGCAGGAGGTCAAGGTGCTTTAGCTTTAGGGTATTTAGCTAGCGCTCAAGGCTCACAAGCTACTGCCATAAATTATTCTTACGCCTCTGGTGCAAGCAGCTTTGCAGCAGCTATAACCAACAACACGGCTAGCTATGGTGCTACGGGGGCTAACTCTGTGGCTATTGGGTATCAGGCGAAAGCAACTCAAAGCTACGCATTTGCAGTTGGTTATCAGGCACAGGCAACAAACAACACATCTATTTCAATGGGCTTTCAATCAGTATCTTCAGGCAGTCAAAGTATTGCTTTGGGATATAAAGGTCAGGCAACTGGAATTAAATCCTTTGGTGTTCATAACAATACTAACGGTGGTGCAACAGGAACTAATTCAGTTGCAATTGGTGATAGCTGTTTGGCAAGTTCAGTTAATTCTATAGCTATTGGACAAAATGCAAAAGCTGATGCTAATACATCGGTTGCTATCGGTAAATACGTTGACACAAAAGGTATTTTTGGCAAGTTTGTATTTAGTGCTGCTTCTCTGTCAGGAAACGCCGATGGGTCTTCACAGTCAGGCAAGCAAGTTCTTATGTGTGACACTACAGATGCCACCGCAGAGGCTTTAAATGCTCATAATGGTACAGCATCTGCAACCAACCAAGTCATCCTACCCAACAACTCAGCCTATTTCTTCAGCGGAACCTGCGTAGCTCGTGAGAGTGCCACCGATGGTACAGACATGGGTGCATGGGAGTTTAAGGGTTGCATACGCCGTGAAGCCAACGCTGGCACAACAACACTTGTTAGCTCAACTATTGACGAGTTCTCAGCACCTACGGGTTGGTCTATTGCATTAAGTGCAGACACGACAAACGGTGGATTAGCTGTTACAGTGACAGGTGCGGCATCTACTAACATTAGGTGGGTTGCTACCGTACATACATCGGAGGTTACATACGCATAATGGGTGCTATTAATTTAAAACATAATGGTAGCGGTTCTGACATAACACTCTCTAGTGACGGCACTGACCTACTCTTAGACGGTACAGCTATTGGTGGAGGTGGTGGTTCACCTGATCTGTTTGCTGATAATTGGAACGGTACATCCACACAACCAAGTGCAACGGGTGAAAACGCAGTCGCACTTGGATATGGCTCTGTATCTAGTGGCATCCAAGGGATGGCACTCGGCACACGAGCAGTAGCTTATGGGTCTGGTAATACTACTTGGGGCATGGTTGCCTTCACGGACTCATATGCTTCAGGCAGACATTCCTTAGCAGGTGCAATTGCATCAGGCATTTCTAGTTATGGCGCTACTGGTCAAGGCTCAGTAGCCTTTGGTCAGCAGTCCAAAGCTACAAGCAGTTATGCGACTGCCATTGGTATGACATGTACTGCATCAGGTAGCTATTCTACTGCAATAGGCGATAACGCTGTAGCATCACACGCAAATGGTATTGCCATAGGTGACGCCGCAACTACTTCAGCAACAAACCAAATTGCTCTTGGTGGTACAGCTGATACCGTAAAGATCAGCGGAACTTACACCCTACCCACCTCAGATGGTACTAACGGACAGGTTCTAACCACAGACGGTTCAGGGGCAGTTACCTTTGCTGATGCTGGTGGCGGTGGGGGTGCTGATCTGTACGCTGCTGAGACTACAGGGTCTACTGACCCGACTGCTACAGGCACACTTTCTTTAGCCATAGGTTCTAGTGCAAACGGCTCTGGCACTAATGCAGTTGCTATTGGCAATGGGGCTGCAGCAGGGACTTACTCTGTTGGAATAGGTTGGAACGCAGGAAACACTGGGTCAAATAACACTATTATTGGTCGCACTGGCTCAACAGCGGGTACGTCTGGCGCAACTGTTATTGGTTATAATGCTGATGTTGCTGACTACACGTCGAATCAGACTGCATTAGGGTATCAGGCAAAAACTAGCAGCGGTGCGCAAGCTACAGCTTTAACTCAGTCCTATGCTTCTGGTGGAAACAGCTTTGCAGCCGCTATAGCCAACAACTCATCTAGCTACGGCGCTACTGGTGCGAATAGCATTGCGATGGGATCGCTGGCAAAGGCTACTGGATCT